TCATGTTCCTGCGCGGAGCCATCTTTCCAGAATCAGGACGCCAACGATTACGGCCAGGGTCATTGCCGTAACCACTGCACGTGTCGTCCAACTCATTCCTCGCCCGAACCACCACAGCAGTGCGCAGCACATCAAAACCGGAACGATGATTTCAAGATTCATTGCGCCGCCTCTGGGGTGAATTGGCGAGAGGCGATCAGCGCCCGCGGCCAGCCCCGCTGGTCCCCGCACCGATGCTGACCGCACCTCCGATCCGCATGCATGACGTCGAGCCCTCGACGCGGACAAAGCCAGGCCCATATTCCGCGCATGATTTCGACGGCGCGTTCTTCTGGACTGCCGTACCGCTCGAAGCCGTCGGCTTGCTTTTGCTGTCAGCGAGATTGCTGGTCGGTTGAGCCGCTGCGGCAGAAATCGAAAGTGCGCCAACCGCAATCAATATCGCTACGCGACGCATCGGGAATTTCCTTTTCAGACCTAGCCTTCCAAAGTTCTGCCTTCGATCGATTTGATGGGTCCTCGCATAGCATGCCGTACAATAACTGGCCACGGCCGTTCCCAACTTATCGCGCCGTATGGAAGTATCTTGTATTGGCCCGATTTCGCGAAGCCTTTGCAGAATTTTCAAACGATTTGCAAGACGCGCCACTGCTGGAGAACCGCAAGCAGTCTTCTAGCAGCCTGAGAGATAGTCCCGCACCGCCTTCAAGGCATCGAGTTGCGGCATGCCGACAAGAACGCTCTTCGGAGTGCACCACGGGTAGTCGATCGCGGCAAGCCACGTCATGACGGCCGATCGCGTGTCCGGCGCGAGCGCCTCCATTTTCTCGATCTGGATGGCGAGTTCGTCGACCCTTCCCGACGTATCGAAGCGCCAATCGTAAGTGCCACAGCCGACGCGCACCGAATTGTCCACCTTGGTCGACATTCCAACCAACCAGGGACAAGTAAAACGTTGGCGGTCGTCCGGCGCCGGCTTTGCGAGACAGAACGTGTAAACGTTCTCGTATTTCGTGGCGAAGTCGCGAACCAGAACGTCGCTCACTGCCGCAAGACCGCTCGCGGAGCTCGGGAACGAAACGGCATCCGACTTCACCTTCATATGCAATTGCACATCGGGCGAAAACGCCTGCTCCAGAAGAACGGGACGGTTACCATCCTTGGCCGCGATGTAAGTGGCGATGGCAGCAACGGGCGTCATGACGTTCCCCTAAGACAAATCATCTGCTCGGCTCGACGCCGCGGCGGGCCTGCCAAACTGATGCCCCAGCAACGCTAACCCGTCTCACTCATACTATTTATCTATAAATAGCATGATTGCCAACGGGGATATTTCGGAACGCCGTAACGCCAGTCTGCCGAGGGAGGCCAGTCCCTGGAATTCCAGGTCATGGCAATCACAGCGTCGCTGTAAAGCGACACAATCAACACTCCGGCAACCAGGCGGGTCTTGTTTCCGGCGGGGCACGGCACAACTTGTCTTCTCGCCGGCGCGAGCGGACCTATTCGGGGAATTTCAATGGCTGAACCGAAGAATGGCGCTCCCTAGCGGCGTCGAGCACCCCCGACAGATGGATTTTTCTTAACAAAATCAACGAGACCGAGAAACCGACGTTGGACGTTTTGTTGGACGTTTTCGGTCCGCCAATTTTGGGCCGCAGGGAACCCAGTTTAGGACCAATTGCCTAACGACAGATCCTGCGCTTTGATGCTTGGCATGTCGCCACGTATCATCCAGATGCCGATCTCCGGCCGCGATCGCCGCGCCTACGCGCGCGAGCTGAAACGCGTCGAAGAGGAGCACCGCCGCCTTGTCCAGAGCGTGCCCGCCGCCTACGCGCACGCACACCGGCTGGCGTGCGATGAATGGAACGCCAGACAATTCCTCGGCGGTCCCGCCGAGCCTTCACCGACGCTCGCCGAGTCCATTGCCGCTGGCTGCGTGCTGCTGGAGGTGCGCTGCAAGGCCTGCCGACACACGGATCGCGTCGATCTCGAGGAAGTAATCTGGCCGCGAGAGAAGCCAGTGCACACGCTGGCACGGGCGCTGGAATGCCGCGAGTGCCGGAAGGCCGGGCACCGCAAGCGGCGACCCGACCTCATTAGGCTGGACACCCGGCCCCCCGACCCCGTGCCGCGGCGTGCGGCCCGTTGAGCTAGGCAACATATGTGCAACCTCTATTCGATGACGAAGAACCAGGACGCCATCCGAAGGCTGTTCAAGGTGACGCGGGACAGCGCCGGCAACATGCCGTCGTTTCCGTCGATCTTTCCCGATAACGAAGCGCCTGTCATCCACACTGCCGGCGGCGAGCGTGAGCTGACGATGATGCGCTGGGGATTCCCGCCGCCGCCGAAAAGCTACATGCCGGTGACGAACATCCGGAACGTCAGCAGTTCATTCTGGCGCCCATGGCTGAAGCCGCAGTATCGCTGTCTGGTGCCAGCAACCAGCTTTTCCGAATACGCCCCCAAGGCGAATCCGGAGACCGGCAAGAAAGACATCGTCTGGTTTGCGCTGGATCGTTCGCGGCCGCTGTTAGCGTTCGCTGGACTATGGCGGCCGTGGACCGGCAATCGTGGCACCAAGGCGAAGCCGGTCACGGGCGAGCATCTGCTCTATTCGTTCCTGACCACCGAGCCGAACGCGGTGGTGAAGCCGATCCATCCCAAGGCGATGCCGGTGATCCTGATGGAAGACGATTGGGAGACGTGGCTCACGGCCGATGCACCGACCGCGTTAAAGCTGCAGCGGCCGTGGCCTGACGATGAATTGATGATCGTCGCGCGCGGCAGTTCGAAGAAAGACGACATTGACGCGACGCAGCCGCCGCCCGAGGAAGACTTCGGCGGCGGTGACTTCGTGTCGGTCGAGCGCGAGCCGTCGACGGACGATGATCAGCCGCTTGAGTGACGCGATCCGGCAATAGCGCGAGCCAGCTTGACTCCTGCCATCGCCGGGTGCGGAATGGCCGCCTCAAGGAGGAAACAATGGCAGACAACAAAAAGAAGCGCGGCGCAGCCGATCGCCGCCAGGTCGCGGCCGGCGAAGGCTACGAAGTCAATTATTTCGCCACGAAACACGACATCACCCGCGAACAGGCGCGAAACCTCATCGCCCGCGTCGGCAACGATCGTACCAAGCTCAATGCCGCGGCATCCAAACTGAAGAAGCGCTAGTCGGAGATCGTCTGAAGGCCCCCGATGTTGAGCAAATCCGAAGAATTTCGAGAGAACGCCCGCAACTGTGCCGAACTTGCCGACCGAGTGGAGGATCTACCCTCAAAAAACCGCTACAGGCGAATGCAGGAAGCGTGGCTTGCATTGGCCGAAGAACAAGATTGGCTGGACGGCAAGGTTGAGACTAAATGAGGGACGTCAAAGCTCGACTTGAAAAGCTACTCATCGACGCTGAGGAATGCGAAATCATCGGAAGGTTGGCGACAGTGCCCGCTAAACGAGAAGCGTTCCTAACGATGGCCGAGGCCTATCGAAGGATGGCAAAAGACTTGGAAGCTCTCATAGCGTCTGGCGACATTCCGGGGTGATCTCGGAATATTAGCTTACCTCACTTTAGCCTGTCATGTTCGACGCGGTTCGCTATTGAAAGCTTGTCCCGAATATAAGCGGCAAGATCGCCAAATTCTTTCGTTAAATCTGCTTCGGTGAGCCCGAGTTCGGCACCGGCTTTAATGCATCGAGCCGCGAGCTCGCTGACGTCCTGCGACGCGCCCGCTGCACGCGCCTGCTCCGCAGCATGAACGCTGTTTTCGATCCAATAATCTATGAACTCGCGGGCCTTGCTCACCGTGAACCCGTAGCTGTGTCGCGTAAGAGGTAGGATATTCTTGGGCGGCTTAACGATCAAGCCGGGAGCGCGTGCTCTGGAGTTCCGAATGGGCCAAGCCTTCAAATCTGACCGCTGTACCGGAGGGATGGACGGTTAGTTTGTCAGAACCTGCAGATGAGAAACTGATCAACAATCTGACTCTGCAGCCGAGGGAGGTTCGTCGGATCACTTTTTGAAATCCTGAGCGGGGTTAATAAAGTCTCGGCTGGCATCTAGCGAAAAGTTCATTATTTAATTGCCCGCAGTTCTCCCCTGGCCGTAGGCCTAGCATCGGGTCCGGCCAGATTCCAAATCAGCCCCTCCAACTCATCCAAGGGGAGGTTCAAGCTTAGAGCAATGTCATTCTTTGTGGTCCGTTCGGACCAAAGCTGCGAAAGAACCTTTCGCCAGATAATTGAGGTCTCGCGCTCAATTCCGACTGGTTCACCCGTCCGATACCCTCTCTTGCCAAGTTCGATGCATATCGATTTGTAATGCCACTCAGATAAAAGGCCCAGCTTGTTCAGACGATAGGCAAATGCCATCGCTGATACGCGCCAACGAGCTTTTTGAGTCAGAACCGTTTCAATACTCGGTCGGCGCACCCTCGCTTTAATATCCTTTGCAGGCATCAAGAATGCCGAAGCAAAAGCATTGGCCTCTCTCTCGGCAGAGCGCGTCTCCTTTGGGTCGCCATGCTTATGCATAACGAGATGCCCCAGTTCGTGCGCTGAATCATAGATGCTGCTTTCTGCGGTCTTGAAGTTGTTCAAGAACACAAATGGCTTTTCATCTCTCCAGAACGAAAATGCATTCACCGAAGCGGTATCTTCGGAAAGAGAGAATAGGCGCACACCCTGAGTTTCCAGTAACGCCAGCATGTTGCTGATCGGCCGCTCACCTAACCCCCAATATTGCCGAAGGGAGACAGCTGCCGCCTCTGGATCTGTTTCATAACTCAGATCAAGCAAGTTCGGCTTTGGCAAACTGAACTTTTCTTCTACCCAAAAACTTAGCTGTAATCCTAGCGATCCCGCTGAAATGGCGGCATCCCGCTCCCGAGCACTCATCTTGGAAAAACTGCGAAAACTCACAGCGCCAGTGTCTATATCTTCGGGGTCAGAGTCCATAAAAAACGCGACAGGAAAACCAAGTGCTTTGGCGAGCTTTTCAACCGTGGTTTCGTCAGGGGAGTTGCTCCCGGCTTCAAGCCGCGAAATCGTATCCGCGGCAAGAGCGGTCTTTTCAGCGAGTGCTCTAGCGGTCAGCCGCCGTCGCATCCGCGCGAGGCTGAGCCTCCGTGGATTGAACATCGAAAGCCTACTTACTTGCGCGCGATTTGCGGCTCAAATTCAATGGCCGGATCGCTCGTATCCTCCAATGGCTTGCCGCCGTCGTCGGCTACGCCATCCGATAGAAAAATACGTTCCACTGCGGCTACGAAGGTTCCACCCTTCACAACTGGTCTGGTCAGTTCAGCCGCACCTCGCTCATCAACCATCAGATAATAGAACTGCCACTCTCCCGTAGGCTTAGGCGCAAATTGCGGAAGGTGCTCAAAAAGACCGCCGCCGGTAGCGCGTTCTGCGCCAGCTCCCTTTTTCGTGCGTGGCTTGGGAACGTGGAAAGGATTGCAAGCCAAATCGACGTTAGAAAATGCCAGCTTGATTTTGCGTTCATCGTTTCGAATTGTTTCGACGCCGTCTGAACGATCAACGACCCAACCATCCTTATCTGCAAATTGATCGCGTAAGGACCAAGTACCGCCGTGGTACGAGAACGTTCCTGCAGCATTTGCTGCGTGATGGGGCGTCGCGTTTGCAGACTCGTTCACTGCTACGTCGCGAACTTCCAAAAGCTTCGAATGCTTCAACGCCATTTCATTGAGGCGATGGTCAACATCCCAAGGCTCCTTCAATAGGACAGTCAGAATAGATTCCATGAATCACCTAATGTCGATTTTCTTAACCTACTTGTAGGTCGAAAAAATCGACATTGCAAGCGCTCTCGATGCCTTTCCCCACCTTCTCGCGGTGGCTTTCCTAGCAAACCCCATTTCTGGGTTTCCGTTATCTTGCCTCTCGAACCTTGTCGCCAAGCTTGGCGCCCGAACGGAAGAGACGACTTTCCCGGTGTTGATATCGCCGGAACGAATCCTACTGCCCCAGCTTGAATCAACGCCCCTGTCGGGCGAGCGAGCGACGGCGGACCTCAGCCCAAGTCCCCCCTCTGGGGTCCGCCGGACGTTCAAGTGTCGGAGTGGTGTATGCGTAAGCCGAGCTGGACGCCCTCGATCGTGCCCAACGGCGCCGACCAGACTGTGTATCTCGTGGAAGATTGTTTCGAGCGCCAGGGCTGCGTCTGGCGCGAAGCCGAGAGTGAGCAAACCGACATCGAATCCGTCATCGCCGACCTGATGTCGGGCCAGTATCACGATCCCCAGCGCGTCATTGCCTTCAACACCGCTGAACGATGGTCCGAGGACGTCTCGGAAGAGGTCGCGCGCGAGATCCAGCGTCGCGCCGATCTGGCCTATGAAGACCCGTCGTCAACGCTGGACCGCTTCATAGAGCGCTACACCGGACCTGAACGGCAATTGGCGCTGCGGCTGGCCTGATGTCTTGGGATCAGAATCTGGACGAGCCCGTCGCCCTGCCGAACGGCAAGACAGCCACGACCCTGCGGCACGCGGCACAGTACGTGATGGGCCTGCCGAACGCAGAGCAACAGCATGCGAAGTGGCAGGTCGCCATGCATATTTTGATCGATGCCGCCGAGAAACGCGGGCCACTGGCGTTCGCCAGAATGGCAATGTCGCAGGCGATTCACCGCAACGAAGAACCTCGCCTCGGCCCCGGCAAGAAAACCGGCCAAGGCACCCATTGGCGCCGGCGGTAGAGCCGCCTGTCCGCTGGGGTTCTATTGACGTGGTGGCTTGGAATCGCATCCAACGCGGATATGCCCGCTCAACCCCTCGCCCGTTTCAAAGCAGATCGCCCGTTCGCATCGCCAGAGGCAGGGGCCCACAAGCTGCTCGAGTTGGCCACCGCCGAAATGGCCGCGATCGGCCAACCGCATGCCTACACAGGCACGGTCAACTCCGCTTTCACAGCAGCTGCTGGCAGCGTAGCCGAATATGGCGACGGCATCGAATACGGCGTCTCGCACGGCCTGTTTGTCCTGGACAGTTCCGGCACGCGGATCAGCCCGAACGGTTGACCGTCACAGCGTCAGCAGATCGCGCGGCAGCGGAAACTGGTTCGGGTCGTTGCCCGGCCCCATCACGATCTCGGCCGCTTCGCTGCCCGCACCGGCGGCGATCGTGTAGCGCGTCGCAACCGATACAATTGCGAAATCGTTACCCTCACCATGCAGTGCGGAGAACGACGGAATGGAGGTCAGGTTTCGCCGGGTGTCGACGTTTGCACCGATAGCGCTAAAGTCTAGTTGAGCTCACCTAAGGGTTGCGGTTTGATGAAATTCAAGCGGGGGGCTCACTACATGCGGATACTTGAAGTTGTGGCGCTATGCGTCGTACTGGGCGGCTGCGCGTCGGCGACGCGGGGCTGGCACGAGCAAATCACTTTGACGTCGACACCATCTGGAGCGACGGCAACGGTAGATGGCTTAATGGGATCGTCCGCGGATCAACCGACCCGAACCGCCGAGTGCACCACTCCCTGTTCGGTTCAAGTGAACCGTAATGACAATCTGACCGTCAGTTTCCGGAAGGAAGGATATGAGCCGCAGATCGTGCCGCTCACCAAGGAAGTCGCAGGGACCGGCGCTGCAGGGTTCGCCGGCAACATTTTACTCGGCGGACTGGTGGGAATGGCAGTCGACGGCGCCAGCGGTGCGGCGCTGGACCACAAGCCCAACCCGGTAATCGTCACGATGCAGCCGGTTGCGCCTCCCGCGTTCGTTCGAGCCAAACCCCGGAAGCGTGGCCCGGTTAAACCCGCGCCGGTCAGCTAGTTTAACGGTCGGGCATGATTGTAGTCTCTTAAATAAACAGACTGTGGTTGCATTGCCACACCTTACCCGAAAGACGGTACACAAACGCAACCGATCGTTGCAATAGTTCCCAAGCTATGGTTTCTCAGACGCAGTTTTTGCTGAGGAACTCAAAATGAAGAAAACCGTACTCCTTGCCCTCTCCGCTGCCTTTCTGAGCAGCAGCGCGTTCGCTGCGGACCTCGCTCCCCGCTACACCAAAGCCCCCGCTCCGGTCGTGAGCCCGGCAACAAACTGGTCCGGCTTTTATGTCGGCGCCATGGGCGGCTACGGCTGGTCGAGCCAAATCAGCGCCAGCATCCCCGGCGTGGGTGGCGGCACCATCAACTCGAACGAGCTTTCGGGCGGCTTTGGTGGCGGCACCATCGGTTACAATTGGCAGGCACCCGGCAGCCAGTTCGTCTGGGGTCTTGAGGTCGACGCCGCAGGCGGCAGCATCGGCGAATCCGCGACAGGTTTCGGCGTCACTGTCAGCGAGCGTATCAACGCGCTTGGCAGCGTCACCGGTCGGATCGGTCTCGCGGCAAACTCAGCCCTGTTCTACATCAAGGGCGGTTATGCCTGGGCCAACAACCAGATCTCCGCGACCAACGGCATCGTGAGCTTCTCCGAAAGCCGCGTGCACTCCGGCTGGACCGTGGGAGGCGGCGTCGAGTGGATGTTCGCACCAGCCTGGTCGTTGAAGGGTGAGTACATGTATGCCGACTTCAGCAAGGCCAATTATCTCGGAAACCTACTCCCGCCGGGCGTCGACATTGGCGCATCGTTCCACACCGTCAAGCTCGGTGTGAACTACCACTTCAACTAACCAGTTAGTTGAAGCTATCTCCAAGATAGCAAACTCAAAGGGCTGGCCGAATGGCCGGCCCTTTTTTCATGCCGAAACACACCGGTTCAATCCGCCGACTTCAACCGCTTCATCGTGAACTCAATCCGGTTGTCGGAGAGTCTGCGCCACCGCTCGACCTTCGTCATGTAAGCGGCAGGTGGATAGCGATCGAAAATTTCCCGCGCTTTTTGACGGGCCTCATCGAGTGGCAAACGAAACGTCTCCCGGGAAAAGCCGTCGTCGATTTTATGTGAATCGCGGTAGCTGCGCATTCTGTTCGCCAGATCGCGCGGTGCCATGGTCATCGCCCTTGATGTCGACGTGGCGAAGCGCGGCGCGGATGAGCCTTTGGCGAAGGCGCGGAAGCTTTCTCGGCCGCCCTGACGCTCTTGCGCAGGGCGTCTTTCAGATCGATCGGAACATTATGCTTCTTAAGCAAATCGGCGAACGCCTCGTCTGCAAGCTCCTGGAAAGTTGCCATGCGGTTGCGGCCAAGCTCCTGCAGCCGATGCAGCGTGTCGTCGTCGAAAGCGACTAATTTTCCGGCCATGGCCTATCCTGCCTTACGTCGCGTGGTGGCTCGGCTCGGTTTCTTTGCTTGGCTTTTCGCCCCACTCCCCGATCCCGCGATCGGCAACAGCATTTCCTTTTGACCGGGAGCGGCTTTGCGTCGCTTGCTCTTGGCGGCTTTCGTCGGTGCACTCTGCTGACCACCGGCAAGGCTGCGCTTGAGAGCATCCATAAGATCCACGACGTTGTCGCCACGAGGGCGCGGCCTGGCGGCAACGGTGCGGCCACTGCGCTTCTCATTGATCAGTTCGGTGAGAGCGGTCTCATAGCGATCTTCGAATTTGCCGGGCTCGAAGTCAGCTGATTTTTGCTGAACGATGTGCTTGGCCAGGTCCAGCATATCTTTCGTGATCTTCACATCCTGAATGTCATCGAAGTACTCGGCTTGATCGCGCACCTCGTAAGGATAGCGTAGCAGCGTGCCCATGAGGCCAGTGTCGAGCGGTTCAAGCGCAATGATATGTTCGCGATTGGTCAACACCAGCCGGCCGATCGCGACCATGTTCATGCTGCGGATCGTCTCGCGGATAACCGCATAGGCATCGTGCCCTACCTTGCCGTCGGGCGTCAGATAATACGGCCTGATGAGATACCGCGGATCGATTTCGGACTTCGGAACAAACTCGTCGATATCGATAGTGCGCGTACTTTCCAGCGCAATGCCCTCGAGGTCGTCCTTGCCGATCTCGATATAGGCATCGGTATCGACCTTGTAGCCTCTTATGATGTCCTCGGAAGGGACCTCTTCACCAGTCTCTGCATCGACTTTCAAATACTTGATGCGATGACCAGTCCTCCGATTAATCTGATTGAAGCTGATCTTCTCCGTATCGGATGTCGCGGGGAACAAGGCAACCGGGCAACTGACGAGGGACAGACGTAAAAAGCCTTTCCAATTGGCACGCGGGGCCATGAGGATCCTCCATGGAACACAACGCAACTTCGCACCTTGATCCCACTTAACTTAACACGTCCGGGTCGAGTTCCACGAAGGAGAAATCGCCGAACTGCACCATCGGGGCAGTCACTTGATTGACATCGTCGCCTTCGCCAACATGAGGATCTCTCATTTTATCCCTGAGATACTCGCACGATGCTGCCGTTTGATATTACGCGCCTGACGCAAGCTCTGACCGCGGCGGCTATTGACTCGTCCCGTTGGACTGAGGCGCTCGAAATGGAAGCCTCCTGCACCGGTTCTTTTGGCGCAATCCTCTTTCCGGTCGCCGGGGCTGGGGCTTGGCTTCGTTACATCATCAAGCGCGGAGGCTGCCTGCCGGCGGATCTGCTGGACCAAGACCACCGCCAATCCGCTTACGAACTGCGACCATTCCTGGCGTCGGATGCGACCGAGGGAAACGATACCACGCTCTTGCAAGCCACAGTTCACGGATGGGCTCTCCAAAAACCTTGACCGCAGCGCCGCAGGCGCAGAAAGCTCACTTGGTGCACCCAATCGGATGCGCCACGATTTCGGAACGCGCCGAATTCGGCATGCACAACAGTGCCACCGCCAGCAAACTGTGCGCATAGACAAACCTCGGAGTGTCTATGTGACTATTGTTGCTACTGGCAGCACACCGGTAATTCGCCTAAGCTCGGCGCTGTGGAGGATAAGCAATGGCTCAGGATGTACGCACCAAGGAAACGCTTCGGCTCGTGCAGGCATTTGAAGCAATCAATGACCGACCGACACGCCGTTCGCTGCTGACGTTGACGGAAAAGCTTGCCGGACTGCCCGCGGCAAAACGAAAGTCGACACCGCCTGCAAAGCGGAGGACAAACTGACCGCATACTTCAGTTGGTATTGAATTGCTTTGCGAATCTCGTCAGCCTTATTGCTTCCCGCCACGATGGGGCAAACAATGAGAAAAAAGCTCGAACATGCGCGAACGATCCGCGCTGAATGCCTTGAACTTCTCAAGATCGCGAAAGCAGCGAAATTTCCTCTTCTCGTAAGACTTCTCGACATGGCCGCGCTTGAGGCCGTCAATCAAGAAATCGCACTGCTGGAAAAACTACACCCACCAACGCGTCAACCCGCCGACAAATTGCTCAACCTGCACGCCTAGCCGCTCGCACGCGGCTATTTTTGTGGGCGAGACCTTCTAGCCGTATTCGCCATCGATTCCGACACTCGAACGAGTCTGGATGAAGCCACGGCCATGCTTCAGGTCCCGGACATCTTGTTCGACGTTATCGAGACGCGTGCTCGTGACGGCCATTTGCACCAGCACGTCGCCTAGCTTCCTAATATCCTTCTTCATGTCGCCAACATCGGTTTGCAAGTTCGTCACCGTGTTTCTGAGGGTTATCAGAACTAACAGTCCGCCGCCTACGATGCTTCCGATCTCGATCAAATTCCCGATTGTGATTGTATAGTCGACGACCATTCCGGCCACTCCCTATTGGCCGTTGGCGAACCGCTGGCGCTGCTGTTCCTGACAGGTCCGTGTTGCGACGAGATTGGTGTTGGCTTCGCCATGCGCGGCTCTTTCACGCGCCAGGTCGATCTTTGCATTCCGCGTCGTCTCTGGATACGGAACGGGTTTGGCCAGCTCCTCGCAATCGCGCGGGATCTGGACCGTTATGCGCGCTGGGCTAATGGGCGATGGCCCGCAGCCGCCTAAGATCGTCATCGGTGAGAGTGCAATTATCGTCATGAGGCTGTTTCGCCAGCACCGCTTCATAGTCTCTCACCTTTTGTTTCGCCGTTGCCGCGCTGGCCTCGGCTTCGTTGCGCAGCACTGCCGCCGTCTCCGCTGACTGACGCTGCGCATCCAACTGCAGCTGCTTGAACGCCAACTCCTGCTGCGACCGCTTCAGCTCCGCGCTTTCGTCAGCAATGCGGTGCCCGATGCAGATGCCGAATATGAACAGCACACCAATGAACGCCAAGCGCGCCACCGGAACGTACGTCCCAGCAATCGGAAACCACCGCAGCAGCGGCACCCACCCGACGATTGCCGTGACAATCAGGATCGCCCCATCGATCCACAGTGCCAGATCGGACGTCGCAATGGTCCAGAACAAGGAAGCCACGTTCAATCCTCCCGCAGGCACCACATGCGCTCGCCCCAGACCGGATCGTTGCGACGGTTGACGAGGCCCTGCAGACGCTTGCCGTTGGCGAGAACGTATTTCAGCATCGCGTCGCAGGCCTGACGCACCCGACCTACGTTCAGATCAGGCGCGATAGTTGAATTGCAAACACGCGACGGCCCAAGGTTGATGACGAACGAGATCAGCGCGGCCTGACGGTACGGCGGCATCGCCGTGAATTCAGGAATGCAGACTTGCAACGGCGCGGCGTAACGCGGCACGAGCCCCGCGATCAGCTCGTTGCACTGAGCCTCGGTAAACTTCTGTCCGACCTTCAGCGTCGGGATGTCGTGGTTGGTGACGCCGCCGCACACTGTGACGACACCCGGCGGGTCGAACGGCAGCTGCACCGCCGTATAATTCCGCCCCTCCCAATGGTTGAACATTGCAACCGACAGAGCGATGACGCCCGCCGACAAACCGCCGGCGGCGACCTTGTGTTTGGTTTTCATGGGTTCAATCCAGACCAGGTTGCTTGAGAACGCGGGCGATGCCGAGGGCCACCGACATGGCAATGCCGCCGACCGCGTAGAACCACAGCGGCAGGCGCTCGACGAAAGCCGGCCACAGCACCCAGAGCCCCGACAGCGCGGACCAGAACACGATGCCGAACATCGCTACGCGGAGGCTCCAAAGCTTCCCGAGTTTCGCCTTCCATCCGGGAATCAGGCGCGCGGGTTGGTTTCCCGACGAAGGGTTGGGCATTCGAATGGTCCTTAGTGGGGTTGCAGAGATATATCTAAAAAGCTGAACTATATAATCGCAACAACCGAATTTTACTCGGATCGGTTGTGGTGATATTCGGGGTTATGCAAGCAAGAGACGATCAAACCCAGCGAGACACCCAGACGTTGCGGCATGACGGTCGCCTATCAGATGCAGCGAGATCGCGCATACCGCTCGTTGTCATTGTGCTTGCTAGCATCGCGCTTTATGGGGCCCTTCCCCTCGTTGAGACCCGCTTCCCTGATTACGTCGCTGGATATTTGATCGAAATCCCCGCGCTCATCTTCGGCTATTTCTACGCGCTCAGATTCGATCTACTGAAACGCTATGAGAACTGGCAACAGCGCGGTCTGTTACTGATCTCATTCGCGATCCCGTTGCAGAACACCTTCGTGCTGAAGGCGTCACGCAAATTCTTGATGGATGGCAATGTCGCGCTTGAAACGTTCAGGCCCGCTGTGTTCATGCTTCTGGTGGTTACGGCGGCATCCCTCGCCAATAACGCCAGGTTCAAATTCCACAAGCTTGTCGCTGCATCATTCGTAACCGGCCTAGTCGGTTGGCTACTGTCGTCATCAGCTTCCGACTATCCAGCCGTCTCGCTCGGAACGGGTATTTTCGAATTCTTATGCCCCTTCGCTGCGATCTACGCGCTCTCTGTCAATGCGCCCGACCGCACGTTCCTTCTGCACTGTCTCAAGCTTTTCATGATCTCGTTTATCTTGATCGCAATTGCTCAAGGCAGCGTGATTTTAGCTAACGACTGTTGCGGCACGGCTTTTGGAATCCCGCTCCTGTCGGACGAGTTTCTAGAACTCAAAAAGCACGTCGCCCTTATGCAAGTCGCCGGAGACAACGGTTACGGAAACACCGATAATTTTGTCTCCCTGTGGGTCCTCATTATTCCCTTGACTGCCGGTCTGTATTATCGGCGGAAGGAGATTCTTTGGGCGGTAGCGCTTTTCGTTCTGCTCTATCTTGGCCTATTGGTCTATTCGCGCTCTGGCATTCTTGCCGTGATGTGCGGCCTGGCTGGAATTGTTCTCTATCGAGCTGTTGCATTTAGAGCGTTTAGTGTGCTCCCGATTGCAGCGCTGACAGCACTGCTTTTGATTCATACCCCATCAGGTGGTGTGCAGTATTTTGTCGACGGCATTCACTCATTCATAACAACGCTTCGATATCCAACCAAGCAAACCAGTTCCTACGACGCCTCTGGTGTCGATCGCATGGAAGCGATGCGTCGTGGCGTTGCCATCGCTTCCAAACATCCGATCACAGGCATTGGATACGGTGTTTATCCGATCGTAGAACCGGAACTGACTGCCCCACACAACATGTTCTTGCTGAGGTTCGCTGAAGGCGGAATTTTCAGCGCTATATCGCTGCTCGCCCTCGCAGCGTTCGTTGTCGTGAGCGCGTGGCGCCAACTGTTTGCCGAGCCTGACGACATTGTCGCAATGGTCGCAGCAATCAGTCTCGGATGCTTCCTTCTAAAAGGAATGATCTTCGGCGCCACGTTCTCGATTGGCGGTCAAATATCGTGGGGCTTTGGCGTTGCCATTCTTGTTTCAATACTCTCTCCTCAAAGAAATCATAACGACGCATGAACACTTCTGAACTTTGCCTCGTCGCGGGGATTCTCTCGCTTGCCTTGATCGCCGTTCTATTTGCCGGGGCAGATCCGCGCGGCCTATCACTGGATACAGCGTTCATCGGTCAATCGATCCGCTGATGAACAGGCCAATGGATAAAGATCAAAAACATCGCACGTGGATGCTCGCCGTCGCGATTTGCTTGGCAGGAATCCTCTACCTTGTGCTGTCACCGGGGCCGGACTTTTACAGCTTCGACGAACAAGCTCGCGCTCAAGCGAAGTGCAAAGACACCAACGACGATTCCTGCCTCATGCGTGAATTGAAAGCCTGGCGGGTCGAAAATCCGAACGGGGCATGGGGCAGCCGCTAATGAATTTCGACATACACAAAGTCATTTGGCTATCTGCTGTAAGTTTCTGCATCTTTTGCATGGTTTATGTCGTTCTATCACCCGGCCCAATGTACGATCGTGGCAAGGCGATCCAATCAGGCACGACCTGCGATATTTTGAACGACTTCAGTTGTGATATTGACCTCTACATAGATAAGGCAATTGGCTTCCTTAAGCGCGCGATCCACTGATTGTCTTGCGCGCTGCCGCTGTAGACCCGCGCAGCCTGTCACTGGATACAGCATTCATCGGTTAATCGATGCGCTGATCACGCGACCCGCTGGAACAGCGTCCACTGCTCTGTGACGCCGCTGTCGATCAAGTCGCCGCGAGAGACCCACGAGCCGCCATAGGGAATAGCCGACAGGTAGCGCCCGAAGTAGTAGGCACCGATGCCATTCGCTGAGAGCGGGAACGTCCCCGCCGGGCCTTGAGGCCCCTGTGGACCTTGTGCGCCCGTGGCACCAGTTGCACCCGTAGCACCTTGTGCACCCGTGGCGCCGGGCACGCCTTGTGCGCCTTGGGCGCCCTGCACGCCTTGCGGTCCCTGCGTGCCGCGCTCGCCGGTGATAGACAGATTCCAGTCCGCCTTCGCGGTCGCGGTGCCGATCAGATCGACATTGATGGTCATCGAACCGCCGGAATAGGCGCTGATGTAACCTTCCATCCACACTGCCGAATTGCTTTGCGACGTGGCACGCACGCGCGATCCAGCTTCGTACGCCATGCCGGCTTGCGTAGCGAAGGTCTTCGCGCCCGTCGCTGGCGTCAGGTTAGTGGTGCTGGTTCCACCGTAGCCCGGCCCCGCCGCACCGCTCGGCAGATTGGTGAGCGCCGACCCGTTGAGTGCCGGCAGCTTTCCGCTGCCGTCGAGCTGCACGACGTTGTTCGCGCCGGTGCCGGCATTGAGAACGGCTGCGGTCCCGAGCCCGAGGTTATCTCGTCCCTGCGCCTGCTGCGTGCCATTGAGCGACTGCGCAGCATCGACGCGCAACCGGTTGCCCAGCGCGGCGGTGATCGTCGCCGAGAAGTTCGCATCGTCGCCGAGCGCTGCCGCGATCTCGTTGAGGGTGTCGAGCGTCCCCGGCGCCGCCGCAACCATGTCGTCGCGCATTGCCTTCAACGCGGCCATGGTGGCGATCTGTGCCGTGTTGGTGCCGAGGGCCGCCGTCGGCGCGGTTGGCACGCCGGTGAAGTTCGGGCTGTTCGAACTCAACGTGCCGAGGATGTTGTTCATCTCGTCAATTGTGGCGGCCGAGATGAAGTTCTTGGCGGTCGCGGTGATCGGAATCAGCGCGCCCTGCCCCGCTTCGTTGAGCCACAAGATCGCGCTGTGCTGAACGGCAAGTTCGGTGAATTCACCAAGCACGCCGTCGACGTCGTGATCTTCGTTCCAGTGCGACGGTTGAACCTCGGCGGGATCGTTGTTGTCGATCCGCGTCGCGATTTTCTTGTGCCTGATGCTCATGGCCAATGCCTTTCAGTTCGTCGGCGCGAACGCTGCAATCTCGCCGAACTCACCATCGAGCGCACGCTGCAGGATCTCACGGCCGTGCGGCTCGATATCGTCCGGAGTGGCAAGAAACGGCAACTCGCCGAGATGCAGCAATTCCTCGAACTCGACAATCAGCCGCACCGTGCGGTTCTGCGGATCGGCATATTGCGGCGTGCGCGCAGCCTTCAGCGTTCGAACAGTCATCTATAACCTCCGTTGAAATGATGGAACCGCGATCACGCGACACGTTGCAGAAGTGCGACCGCCTGCCCGGTGCCGTTGCCGCCGCCGAGGATCGGCGTGCTCTCATGAACGGCAGAAATTGTCTGCCATGTGCCCGGAAACGTGAAACCGGTCGCGTGGTTTTCGAAGGGTCCAAAAATGATCATCGGCGCCAGCGCGCCGCCACCCTGCGGCGTGACAAGCCCGAGCGCCAACGATCCGATCGCGCCAGGCGTCATCGGGAACGTGCCTGGCACCCCCTGAATACCCTGCGGCCCGGCGATGCCTTGCGGACCTTGAATGCCGGGCACGCCCTGCGGACCTTGAATGCCTTGCGGACCTTGCGCACCGACACCGCTTCCGCCGCCGCCGCTCACCAGCTGGAACTGCGTGCCATCGTCGACCAGCACGACGATGCCGTTCGCGGTGATGTCGTTGGCCGCGAGGTTGCTCAGCGACGTGCGCACGATATTGCGATTGCCGAGCCCGTTGACGTTGATGACGGTCGCGGCGTCGTTGGCGAACTTCGCCTTCACCCGGATGACGACGCCGGACTTGTATTCCTTCAGCGCCGGGCCGAGCGCGACCACCAGGTTGTTCTTGGTGCCGGTATCGACCGCATAGGTCAATTGCCCGCGCTGCACCAACTGCTGGATTGCCGCCACCAGCCCATTGTCGTCGGTGCCGACCTCCGGCACCACTTTGGTAGTCCCGTCCGTCAAGGTGCCGTTCATGCGCCAAACCGCGCGCCACGCTGCGATCAGACCGTTCAGCCAGCCTGCCTGAATATCGGTGCCGTCGTCGGCCGTTGGCGACGTGCAGTCCTGAAAGAACGTATCCAGCGTTGCGAAGGTTCGGGTCTCAGTCGGACGTACCGTGACAGAGTTCGGGGCATCTGCCGGCCCAAGGATATCAGCCATATTTAAAACGCCTCATAGATGATCTGGATTTCCGCGTGAACGACTCGGGCGAGCAAACACTCGATCGGTGCAAAGTCGGCAGCATCGGCGGAGCATGACAGGCGCTTGCCCGCCTTGAAGTGACCGGCCTTCGGCTTGCGGTTGCGATAGGTCAGGCTGGCCGCCGGGCTGTTGGGGAAGTCGACGAGGATGTAGAGATAGCCCGCCTGTTTGGCGCGACCCGGCCGCGCGCATCCAGCCTTGGCCCGTGCCGAGCCCGGCCGCGCACCGCAGATGTTTCGGCCGTCGAAGCAGAACAGGCGCCACCCCGCGCGCGCCGCGATCGCCTGATAGTATTCGCAACGGGTACCGCCGATCGCCGCCACCTTGGCGCACAGATCCGGAAACGGATCGCAGGCGTCCGGCAGGCCGTATTCGGTCATCCACTGATCGCGGGTTTCGCGCAGCGTCTGGCACCAGAACTCCATGCGCAGGTCGCACAGGCGCTGATTGAGAAAAAAGAACACATCCGCCACGGATCTCCAGAACCGCCACAGGATGCTATCGCTGGTGCTGTCGGTCGCGAAGCCGTCGCTGAACCCGGTCGGGGCGAAGCCCGGCACGGCACCGGGACGGGGTCCGCCATCGTGGGTCTGCCAGGCGCGGCCGCGCGGCAGCAACGCCAGCAGCGATGCCAGCACCTCCTCGAGCGTCGGACAACGGAAACTCATGATCGCACTCACGCAACGAAGCTGATGGTGCCGGGCGTCGCGATCTCGGTGATCAGCAACGGCACGTCGGCGGCAGGGGTCAGCAGCACGTTGCGATCTTCACCGGTCGCGTTGGAGATCGCCTGCTCGATCCATGAGCGCGAGAACGACGTCGGGTAGGCCAGGAACGGCATACTGTCGAGATTGGCGTCGTTGCCTGCGACACGCGACCGGCGCCGGAACATGTCGCGCAGCTCGGCACGGATCGCTTCCTGCACCGCAGCCGTGTTCGGTTTGAGGCCGGAAATGGTGATGTTGATCGGATGCGGCGCCGGCGCCATCAGCGTCACCGCAGCGCCGGCAGGCTGCAACTGCTGCACGTGCTTCTGCACGCGAACGATATCCGCCAGCGTTGGAACGCCGTCGGCGTAGAGTTCGTCCATCAGGAGGAACACCCGTACGGTGCCCGGCCCATTCCACAGGCGCTCGACGAACACACGGCTGACGCCGGGGACTTCGCTGGCCCACATCACGTAATCGGAGGCAGCGCCGCCATGCGGCGGATAGCGCTTGCGAAACAGGACCCGCTGACGATAGCTCTCGATGTCCTCGAGGTCGGCGCCGTAAGCGAGGCCGGGCTCGAGCACCTCGGCGGTGACAAGACCGTCGATGCCGGACGTCGCGACCAGTTGCGTGCCAGCCGGAGTGTTGCCGGACTGCCCCGTCGCCGCAGCAGACACCGAGACATCGAGAGTCCCAGCGCCCGGCAGATTGCCGCCGTCGACGACGATGAAATCGACGCCGTCGCTACGCGTCAGCACGGCGCCGACCGTCACCGTCAAGGCACCGGTCGATGTCAACCGAACCTGGCCGACCGCTGCGGCGGCCGACTTGAGCGGAATGCCATACTCCTCACCGTGAAGCATCAGACTGTCGATATCCGGCGCGGTGTGCGCGAACATCTGTTTCTGGATATACGCGGCGAAACCCATGATCTCGAAGGTCTGCCCCGCCAAAACCTTGGCGGTGACATAGATATTGTTCGGCCACAGCCAGGCATCGGTGCCCTTGAGATTGCCGCGGAACGCCTTGCGCGCGCGATCGAGCAGCTCCGGCAGCGTAGCGATTTGAAACATTGGCAATCTCGCGATGAACAAGACAATGGACGCGACCGAAAGGACCACGCCATTCAGTGATGGAAAGACAGCAGACCGGCTGCTGTTAAGGAGGGAACGGCAACGGCGGCGGCGATGTCACCGATTGCTTCCAGATGTCCGCAAAACGCTGGTCGTAAACAGCGGAGCCATCGCGCCCGTACAGTTGAATCGCCAGATCGCAGCGATTCACGGCAAACTGCGCACTCGCCTGCACGTCGATACGCACCACGGCGCCTTGCCGCAGCAAGGGCGACAAGGCATCGCGCGTGACATCCTCGACCCAGCGCCGCATCTCCTCGGTCAGCACCGTGCGTTCGAACACCCATAGCCACGATCCCATCTCGGTTTCGCCGAGATCGCCTCGGACGTCCGCACCGTCGCCCCACCAGCCACGGCGGTCGGCACCGTCGACATACTTGAGCAGCGGATGATCCGCCGGCAGCCGCTTGTCGGTGAACAGGCAAAGGATCACAGCGGTATGCAACGCAGCTTTGGCGCGCAAACCGCCACGATTCTGCGTCTCGTCGGCGTCCGCCAGCACCCAGTCGGCATCGCCGTCGGCAGGCCGCCACTGGCTATCCCAGAGCAGGTTCGGTTGCGGCTGCTCGCCTTCGGAAACCCGAACCCGCAGCATCAGGCTACTCGCGCCAGCACGTTCATCGCCGGACCGGCATCGGTCGCGACGACGCCATAAGTGCCGTCCTCACCGTCGCCGCCGAGATAGACTTTCTTGTTGTCGCCCGGCTTGATCCAGATCTTGTTGTCATGCGACTCGATTTCGACGATGCCGACACTGGTTTTGATCCGGATACGGTCGCGCATCATGTAGACGACGTTACCCTTATCGTCGTAGAGCACCGCCTGCCGCTGCACGAGGTTCTTCTGCCGATAGTCTTCATGCTCACCGCCGAAGAACATCGAACGATCGGAACGGCCCGCGAGCTGCAGCAGGATGCCGTCCGCACCATTGTTGGGCGCCGAGGCAAAACCATGCGGCTGGACGTGGACAATCTTCTTAAGTCGCTCCTTGGCGTAACCACTCAAGCCGAGCAGTTGCTGGCTGCCGCTATCGTCAAGTTCGAGAAGCCGCGCGCGGCGGATCATCGAGCGCAGCGCATCGTCGTGCTCGTAGATCATATGTCCTCCGGAAAATTCCACTCGGCGCCGGATTTGTTGCCCTTGCCCTTGCTGCCCTGCCCGCCGTAGGAGCGCGGGTCGGTCAGCGACAGCACCGACACGCTGCCGCGCTCGCTCTGCGTAAAGGCAATGCTTTCGATCAACATGTCCTGCGCGATATCGAGAAACGGGCTCTCGACCCACACCAGCCAACCGGGCTCCCAGACCTTCCCAGCATCGTCGCGGAAACCCTGCACCGTGATGGTGGCCTTCAGCGCATCGCCGGCGGCGCGGTCGCGCCGATTGCGCGCGCGCCTCTTGGCCCGCTGTTTCGTGGTATCCTCATCCTCGACGATGATGATTGGACGATGCCGATCGACACCATCGTCGTCGACCTCGGCTTCGATCTGGACGTTCTCATCGCCATGACCGAACGGCCGCTGCCCGCGAACGACATATTTCGAATGGCGGTTGGCTCCGTTGTGCGAAGCGCGTCCGCGCAGCATATTGACGCCTTCGATCAGGCCGCCGGCGTGCCGTTCGTTGCCCGCCTTTGTGATGCGGATATTGCCTTCCGCCGTGCCGGACAGCGTCATGCCTTGCTGCCGCGCCAGCTTTTCGACGCAGCGGAAACAGCTCTCGCCCGGAGTCAGCTGGTACTGCTCGATTTTGTCGAGCTGCTGATCGGTCTCGAAGCGGGCCCTGTAGTCGCGCGCGATCTCGTCGCCGATTTCCTTTGGATCCTTGTTCTCGAAACGCCCGGTAGCGTGCTCGGCGCTGCCGTCGATCAAATCGGCGGAGCGCGATCGGCCTGACACCGTAATCAACGCACTTTCGCCCTCGAACTCCGGTTCGCGACAATCGACGATCCCGGTCAGCACCAGATCGCCGTTGAAGAAAATCGCGACATCGACACCCTCGCCGAAAATGGCATTGGTCGCCGAAGCGCCCAGCTCGGCAGCGACATCCATGGTGAATGACCGCGCCGCCTCGTTGAAGGCCGCACGAACGTCGATCCTCTCGAAGCCGCTCCATATCAGACCGCCGACGCTGATGGTGACGAGCTCGGTTCCCATCAGCGCGCCAGCGCCTCGAACGCGGTCGGCATGAAGGACGGATGCGGCACCCGGTTGCGCGCCGCCAGTTCGGTCGACCGTGCCGGATCGCCGTACATCCGCCAGGCCCAGAACAGCGACGGCATCCGCAGGTTGGCTTCGATCTGCACCACCGGCGCCAGATCGATGATCGTGCGCGACAGATAATCGATCACCTTGTCGCGCAGGTCGCCGACCGAATGCGCCAGATCGATATCGCCAGCCGAAATCCCGTTTAACTCGGCTTCGAAATAGTCGGCGACGTCAGCGCGGAGCGTGATCGCCGCTGGACGGTCCGCCAATTCCAACCGAGCGATCGCCTCGGCATACGCAACCAGCGCCGCCAGCCGTAGCGCCTGGCGGGATGCGGCAGCATTGGCCACCTCAATGACGGTCGACGGCGTGGCATCGGACGGCGCAGCGGTGATGGCCGGCGCGCTCTGATACAGCTGCTCGAAGGCGCGCAACGCGGTGAGCGGCGGCATTCCGGCCGCCAACGCGCGCGCCGCGGCCAGGCAACGTCCCGTCAGAACGAGCGGCGCATCGGCGATCTCGTCGGCCTCGTTGAAAATGGCTTCGATCTCCCGTTGCTGCGCCGCGCCGACGGCGGGATCGACCTGATTCATCGAACGGACCGCTTCCAGCGACGCAGCGAAGTCCTCCACGCCGCCGATCGCCGCCGCCTGGACGAAGTCAGGCTGGCCGGCCACGGTGAGCGAGTCGGCAAAGATCTGCGCGACGCTGGCGGCGGCGGTCTCCGCCGTCACGAAAATCAGGTTGGCGAGCGAGGCCACCGTGACAAGCGCCGCTGTCAGATCCTCGCGCACAAATTCCAGCCGCAGGGCAATATAGCCATGCCGATCCTTGGATCGGTCACGCCGATAGCGCAGGCAGCGCACCAGCAGCGGACCATGGGTCGGCAGCACCAGCGTTCCGGGCCCGCGCGTGGCGCAAACGGCGATCACCGCAGCGGCATCGGCATCGGCCGCACTGGATGCGACATAGGCGCTGACGTCGAAGCCGCGCGCATCCTCACCGAGATCCTCGAGGAATGCGCCGTCGCGCATCGGCGCCAGGTGCTTGACGATGCGACGCGCGCCGCCCTCGCCGTCGCTTTCGACAAGAAACGGGACGCCCTTGTAGCTGACATTCCACAGCGTCTTGAGCCAATCGCGAGCCAACGACATCACCGCACTCCCGACGCGCCAACCGATGGAGCGGCCGCATCCGGCGAGGAACGACCGGTCGAACCGGGGCCATTCGCTTTGATAGCGCCGCGCAATTCGATGTTGAGGCGTTTGGATTCCTCGACCACGCGCAGCAAATCGCTGCCGGCTTCGACGGTGAACTTGCCCTCGACCGCGCCATGCACCTCGGCGGAGCCAATGGGCGGCGCCGAAACGCCGGTGCCGTAAAGCATCGTGCGCGACAATTCCGGCGAGATAGATCCCGGCGATGCCAGCCGAACCCCTTCCTGATTGAAGAACGGATTGGCTTGCGCCCGGCGACGGCGAGCATATTCGTCGCTGCCCAGCATGCCGATGCGATTGCGTTCGCCCTCTGGCGTCAGGGTCGGATAATTCCGGTACGCCTCGTAACCGAGATAGGCCAGCCCCGCTGCGCCGCCGAGCACGCCTGCGCCAGCCGCAACGCGGCCCCAGATGCTTGCGGAGGCGGCCGCAGCCGATGCAGCGCCGGTTGCAGCGCCGGCGACCTTGCCACCACTGAGCACGCCCGCGGCCGCCGTCAACGCCGCCGCGGCGCCGTCCAGCGCCGTGGCCGAGGCGGTAAGGCCGCCGCCGGTGACCAGCAGCTGCATGAACTTGAAGGCGCCATAGCCGCCCAGCCCCATGCCGGCTGCACCCACGCCGATCGCGCCGCCGGCAACGACATTCTTATCGAGTTCGGCGAGGTGCTGCACCGCGCCGCCCAGCTTGTCGATTAGCGTGGTCAGGAAGCCGCCCTTGCCGCCGTCGTCGAACGAACGGCCAATCGCGGTTTCAAGGTTCTTGACTGCACCTTCGAACCGGCTCACCGCACCGTCGAAGCCCGCCATCCGTTCCGCCGCGATTTTCTCGGAATAACCGCCAGATTCCTCGCGCAGCTCATGAATCATCTTTTTGAAGGTTTCCGGATCGCCCAAGGCCGTGGCGATACGCGCGCCCTGCTTGGCCCCGAAGATCGCATTGGCCAGCTGCAGATTGCCCGGGATCTTGGTCATCAGGTCTTCGATGAATGCATTGGTGTCGATTCCACTCATCGACGCCGCACGAAAACGATTGGCCATACCGGCGATGCTTCGTTTGCTCTTGGCATCGCTGCCGCCGAGCGTTTCCGACAACACCTTCATCACTGCGGGTGTGAACTTCGCCGGGTCGGAAATCATCGCCTTGTCGCCGAAGATGCGCCCGAGTCCGGCCTGCGCATCCTTGTTGAGTTTGACGCCGTACTGGGTCGCGACGTTCTCGACGAACGGCGACAGCGCCAACCTGTCGGGATTGCGCTGATAGTTCTTGAAGTTCAAACCGTTGGCCAGCAAGGCTTCCTTCGCGCCCCGAGTCGGCGATTGCGCCGCCGCCATCAGCGCGCGGAACGCCACGCCGCTCTCGTCGCCGCCCATGTTGGCCTTTTTCGAAATGCCGGCGAAAGCCAGCAACGTCTCTTCGCTGACACCGGCCAGCCGGGCCGGCGTGGCACCGTACTTATAGGCCTGCGTTATATCCTCCGGCGTCATGCCGCTGATCTTCGCGGCCTTGACCTGCACGTCAGCAGTTCGCTGCGCGGACGCGAGCGCCGCCGGCAGCGTGCTGATGTCCTTCTTAAAGCCGAAAATCGCGCCTTCCATCTGCTTGACGGCGTCCGGCAACTTCAGGTCGAGCGCCATACCGAGGTTGCCGGCAGGATTCATCATGCCCATGATCTGATCTTTCTTCAGACCGCGTGCTGCCAATTCCCGTTGCGCTTCCAGAACCTGAATGTCGTTGAATTTCGTGGTTGCGCCCATCCGGATCGCCTGGCGCACGAGCGGTTCCTGCTCGTCGTCGGACAAACCCATCACCGCCTTGGCAAAACGGCGCTCCTTGTCGAACTCGCGGTAGGTATGAAGAACCTCGCGGGCGCCACGGCGGGTTTCGTGAGCCGCGAACGCGCCGCCGGCGGCGATCGCAGTGCCGACCGCCAACCGCCGCGCAGCGCGGCGTTCCTGTACCCGTTCCTGTCGCACCAGCGCCGCATTCGTCCGTTCCACAGCGTCGCGAAGCCGGTTCTGATGCGCTGCTGCCTGGCTGATATTGACACCCATGCCCTGCAACGCATGCCGATGCGACAAGATGGTGGTCTTCTGCGCTTCGTACGCCCGCGACGCCTGATCGACCGCGATCTGTACGCGCCGCATCTCGGCCGCAGCAGCTTTCGCGTTCGGCGCACCGATCGATTTCATGGTTTCGGCAACGCGCTTCGCTTCCGCCTGTGCCGCACGCAGGCGCTCGCGCGCAGCATCGAAGGCCGGCCGCGCGTTAGTGTACCGGTCGATCGCAGCCATCTGCTCGCGCGCGCGGCCAAGCGCCTTCGTCATGTCGTCGACGGCCTTGGCGTTCTTCGCCGACTTCGCGATCTGGTCGATTTTCTTAGCGACCTTGTCGAACACCGCACCGGTTTTGTCGTCGGCGGTGATGACAGCTTTGGCTTCGATGATCTTGGCCACGCCTATTTCTTTCTCTTCGACCACTCGGCGGTTCGAAAGTGCCAGTATTGCAGTTCGGACAAGCTCAGCTTCCCGATGTCGTGGAAACTGTTGTGCCCGTATCCGGCGAAGGCGATTTCGTCGGCGAGGTCTCGGAGGCCGCGACCGTTGCGGACGCGGGCTGGAAAAAACCCAGCAGCGCATTCTTGACCTCCCGGGCAACGCGGGCACCAGCTTGCTGCAACAGAGCGGGATCCTTCGGCTCGACCAGGCATGCATCCATATAGCGACGAATGACGTCCGGATTCTCGACGCCGAACGGCACATCGTTCTCGGTGTAGGCTACCGAATAGGGATCGCCGAACGCCAGATATTCGTCGAATGTCGGTTCGCGCAGGACGATCTGCTTGATCGGTCCGTCATGACCGACCAAGGGCTTATCCAACAGGATCGCTTTTGTTTCACGCACGGCGCCGCCCCTCAGATCGTCTTGTAGGATTCGGCAGCAAGGCCGACGCCATCGACCTCGCCGGTCGCCATGTCGGTCTGCGGATCCCCGGTAAAGAAGCCATTGGTCATGATGTGCTGCACGTTCGTATCGTCCTCGGTGAAGGTGATCGGAATGTTCTCCAGCAACATCAACGTCTCGTCCCATTTCAGGCGTTGACCGTTGGCGGACGAGGTCAGACGCTTGCCCCGATCGAACGTGATCTCCGCCGTTCGCACCTTGGGCGCGACGGTGCGGTAGAGCGTCCCGTCCTGATTGACGCCCGCCGACACCGAAATGTTGGAGGGCGAAAGCTTGATGACGCCCCGCGCGGAATAGGCCACGCCGTTGATGACCACCGAAACACGGCCGCCTGAAGTGTGCATGATATTGCCTCGTGTTGAATGATGTGGAAGCGGATGCCGGTCGGCGCGCGAGCGCGCCGCTCAGCTGGCGTCAAGCCGCGGACTGCAGGAACGTCGTCGCATTCATGGCGAAGACGCGGAACTGATTGACGACGTCGCCCGGCACATAGGCATTGACGCGGTTCGGATCGGCCGACCGCTCGACAAGCAGCGCGTCTGCGAACGCGTCGGAGTTTTCAACCAGCCCCGCGTTCTCGAGTTCGACATAAACATGCACGATCTCGGCCTTGAGTATCTTGGCAGTAACGATGCCGGGATTTGCCTTCGGGTTGTCGTTTGCGAGCGCGCAGCGGCCATATTTCTGGGTAATGCGCTGGCGCATGTAACGCACGAAATAAACCATCTGCAGCCGCGTCTCGACGTCCAGCCAAGTGATGTCGGGCTGGCCGCTGGCATTCAGACGATAGGTCGTAACGACGCGGTCCAGCTGCACCGTGCCATCGATCTGCGCCTTGAAACCCGAAATGCCATCCTGATAGAGGGTATTGCGCTGGGTAATGCCGAACCAGTTGATCCGGTTCTGCGGCGGCTTGATTCCCACCAGGTCCAGCGTCTGGACCGGCATACTGATGCGGTACGCTTGGTCGACCTCGCCACCGAGATTCTTGTCAGCAGCGATGCGCGCGCCATACGCGGCAGCCCATCGCCACGGTGAGGACGGGCTATCCACCACCCCCATGATCGACACGCTGGGATCGTTGCGGCCGGCGCCGAGCGCCGCCAGGTTGGCGAAGGAGTCGAACGCCGCGGTAAAATAATGGCCGTAGAGTTGCTGCATCGGAGACCAGCGAGCGGCAAGGTAATCCTTGATCGTGTCGAGCGAGGTCGTGTCGGCATATGGCGCGCAGATGAAGTCGAACTCCTGATCGCCGAGCGCGGCAAGCGCCGCACCGAGTGCCGGCACGCCGGTGCCGGCGGTCCCCGCAGCGATGGTCAGGTACTGCTGCAACAGACCTTCGTCGCCAACCAGATCCTTGAGGATGGACTGCTTGGCCGCCAGCGCACCGAGATTGCGTGCCGTTAGCGTGACGACGTTGGTATTGACCGAAGCAATGACCGGGAACGACAATTGCCGCTCGAACTTCCAATACCCTTGATTGATCGCCGCTGACAGGTTGGCCGCGACCGTGGCATTGGTGTCGGTCGGAAGCACGGCGATTTGCACCTTCTCACCACCAATATAGACGGTGAGCACGCCGGCGCTGCCGAGAATGCCAGACGCGATGGTCAGCGTGTGAGTTTGTGCCGTGCCGGCCGGATCGGCCAGCGGCAACATCCAGATCTCACCGAACCGATGGTTCTGGCGCGCCCAGATCGCCATTTCAGCCAGCATCGAACCGGCGCCGACCAGCGGCTGCGGATCGCCGGATAAAATGATCGGAGAGTTGGCCGGCGCGCTGCCGTCCGCGGTCTTTTGACCGATCAGCAAGGTTCGGCTCGGTCCCTGATACGGCGACTGGCCGGCGTTCACTTCCGCATAGAACAGCGGCACGCGGAGGTTGGCGGGAATGCTGTTGAACAAGACCGGCATGGATCAATTCTCCTCTTTCGGCGACGCCGCGCGGCTGTCGGCGCCGGACGGCGCGTCGGACGCAGGGGTTTCGGGGTTGCAGGCGGGTTGCAGCGGCGGATCGCAGGCAACGACATCGCCGCCCAGCAACAACTGCTCATAGAAATCGTCGCGCGGCACGAACGCGCCGTCGGCCGGCATCGGTTCGAAATTACGTTCGGGCATACGAATGCGCCCGCCGGAAGACGGCTTCACATAGATCATGCTCATCGGGGACTTCCCTGCTTAAATCATCAACGCGGCCGGCGCGAACCGCCGGACTATTTCTGCCGTCGAGAGCACCGCATTCACTACCAAAGGTGCGAACGACGCATCGACTACGGCGGAGACCGGCGCCGCGACGGTTGCAGATGCGAGTAGCTCGCCGAGCTGCGCACTGCCTTCGATCATGGCCGGTGCCGATGCCGCAGCGATCGATGTCAGCGCACCGAGCGCGGCATCGACCGAAGCATGGTTATTGACTGCGGCACTGGCATTACCGACGCAAAGTCCAAGTGACGCGGCAACCGCCGCCTGATTCACCACCTCTACCGTTGTCGCAACCGCGAGCGGTGCCAGCGAGGCGGACACTGTGAAGCCGCTGGAGGTCGACGCGGTCGCAACAGCCGACAGACTGCCGAGCGCGACGTTGACCTCCGCAGCCACTGCGGCAGCAGCATCCGCCGACACCGTGAGCGAAGACAATTGCCCGGCCACACTCGCGGCGACAGGATCGCTGATTGCGCCCACGGCCGTGACGGCACCCAGCGCCACGTTGACGCTGCTTTTGACCTGTGCTGTCGCGCTGGCCGCACAGGACACCGCTCCAAGGGCGACATTCACCACAACCGAGCGGTCGGTGACCGCTGCCGCCGAACTGCCCAGTGGTCCCAGCGTCTGGCTGACGCTGGCCGAAATGACGCCGGCCGCCGTCGCGGTCGCTGTAAGCGCTCCCAACGTTACCGAGGCAGCGACGGCGCCAGGTGCCGATGCGGTTGCGGAGGTTGAGACCGCGCCGAGCGCGGCGGATACTGACGCCCTGTTAACTGCCGCCGTAGTCGCCGCGACCGACAGGCTTCCTAGTGTCTTGGCGACCGCGGCGCTTCCGATCACGTTGCCGGATGCCGATGCGGTGAGCGCACCGAACGTTGCCGAGACGAGAACGCTCAACCCGCTCGGCGAATTGGTTTCGATCTTGGCGACGGCGAAATTGTAGCCGTTGAGAGCCGTGAAACCCGAGGAACTATTCGAATTCCAACTGGTGCCGGGCACCTTAAAATAAGTGTCAGCATTGGTCGCCGAGGCATTGTAGCGCTGCGAAGCGTGCGCCGACCCCTGATTGACGATATCGTAGATAACGACAACTTTGTCGCCAGCCGCCAGACTAAAGCCGTTTGCACCATTCGTGGCGACGGTGTGGTCGGTCAGATCGCTGACCTGCGCCGTCGTCGCCGCGTTAAAGCCACTGGCGCCGCCAAACTTCAGTTCGATCGGCGTTCCCGTCGTCCCCGCACCGGAGCCCGACCATTTACCGATTGACGCGTGCGAGATGGTTAGATCGTTGGTAGAACCTGGCTGGATCGTGACCTGCAGGCTACCGTTACTCGCAACTGCAACGGTACAAACGACCCGGAACGACGTCTGGTTGTTGATGTCATCCGCATTGAGTGCGGAGGACGGAGTAAAGATCGTCGCAACCATGTCAGGCCCAAACCGTTGTCAGCGTACAGACGCCCTCTCTGGTGGTTAACACCGCCGATTGCCGCTGACGCCCAACCGCCTGCTGGGCATGAGCTACCTCCTCCTCAACTACGCGAGCGACACTGAATTCAACTTCGGGGAACGTCGTCACAACGGTCATCGCCTCCTCCCCTATGGACAAAACCGGCGATAACGCGACTGTTTAGGCAAACTGATCGGACCCGGACCGAGGATGTCTGTCACCAACTGCAGCTCAATCACGCGCTCCATCACCAGGCGCGCAAGCATGGTGCGGGAAATACCCCTCACGTTCGCTTCGGTCTGTCACGCGTTGGCGTCGGTCAGCGCAAAACCGGTGACGTTGACTGCCTGGCCGTTCGCGATCGAGGTATTGTCGATGGTCATATCGCCGCCGCCACCCGTCGCAGTCACAGTGCCTTGTAAATGGCACGTCGTTCCGGCGTTATCGACGATGCGGAAGTATCCTGCGGTGCCGCCCGCGAGTCCCACCCCGGCGATCGGCGTGTTGTTGAAACTCTTTGAGCCGCCCGAAGCATTCGCGGCCCAGTCCGACGCCAACGTATCCTCCAGCAGCTTGGTGCCGGTTGAGGCGGTCGCGCATGATGCCGGCATCGATCCGGTCCAGATCTGCAGTTTTGCCGAAACGCCAATGGCGGTTTCGATCGCATCGAGGCGCGCATTGCGCACGGCAACGGACAACTGAATGGACATGCGAGTTCCCTTTTGAGGTTAAGCGTAATCTTGCCCGACAACGTTTCCGAAGATCGGCGCACCCGCCATCGCGGTCGTGAGTACGACAATGTCGCGCTTGCCGGCGCCTTTGGTGATGACCGGCGCACCGCCACCGCCCGACCACACCGTGCCGGTTGGCCACGCCGCGATGACAAAATCTCCAGTGTTGGTGATTTCCACAATCAGACGTCCGGTCTTGCCGTTCTTCGGCCAGTTAATGACGGCCATTGACGTCACGTCGGCAGCTAGAATGAGGTTCTGGAACGTCCCCTTGGCATAATCGATGGTGACCGCGCTACCGGTCGCGACAATCTGCGGCATATCCATTGCACTGCGAATTTCCATCGACACGTCGAGCATGGATGCAGGATCTCCGGAATCCCCAACAGCAAAGTTCATGGCCATGCCATCGAGCGACGGCACCGACAGAGGAGACAATTCGGCAAGCAGCGCATCGCAAACGTTGCGCCCCGCCGATCCTTCCGGAATTGCCATAGCGACGCGGCGAAGTGGTTCCGGAAAGATCGCATAACCGGTCGGCGGCTCATCCGCCGCGTTGACGATCTCCTCGTCGTCGTCATTCACATCGCAGGTCAGCACCAGCAAGCGCGCGGCGAGTTTCGCCCCGCTATCGTCGAAGACCTGGCGATGGGACTGATGCTTGACGATGCGTACGAACGACCGAAACAACACACTGAGCGGCGCGGGATCGAATGCCAGACGACGCAGAATCTGGAACTCGAGAAAATCCAGCGACGCTTCGAGACGCGAATCCGTGTCTGGATATCCGACGACGTAGTCGTTGCCATCCTTGACGGCCATCGTCATGCCGAGCTCGAGCACGACGTCGATGCGACGAAAGAACGGCGGACCGCCATTCTGATCCGATGTCGCCTCGCCTTCGTCCTCGTCGGTTACAAGCACAACAGTCGCCTTGGCATCATCCTTGAAAGTTTCCGGCGCCAGATCGGCAATACGGCTGTCGTAGAACCGCTCTTCGGCAATAGTCGGCCTCGCTGCCGGTTGGCCCGACAGTGCCTCAACCATGCACAGACGCAATGCGGTTCGAACCAGCGTCATCGTGCCCGTGCCGTCAGATAGAACAGAGTCCGCATCGCATCGCCAGGCATAGCTTTTGCAATCTCAAACGTATCGCCAGTCTTTTCGCGCGTGACACGGTCGAATTGCTGCACGGTCCATGCCATCAGTCGCCGATCGACCGACACGCGCGGCATGGTCACCGCGGTGCGCTGGGCGTTATCGTCCGCGGTCGACCCGCGCGCGTGCGGAAAGATTGCCTTCGCCGCAGCCACAAAGACGCCGTTCGCGATGAAATTCGGCCGCGACGTATCAGGCACGCGCGGATGATTCACGCCTGCCGGCGCAACCATCATTGCCTGAAACGTAAATCGTTCGCCGAAGACGGTATCGAGTGCCAGTGATCCGTTCGACGAGGCGAGTTCGTACGCGTTCATGCGGCTTAGCTGGCCTTGCCGGTCTTGCTGGCATCGTCGTCAGACTTGCCGGACTTGTCGGCGTCGTCATCGGAGCTGGCGGACTTGCCGGTCTTGTCATCGCCAGCCGGCCCCGCGACCACGACGTCGGCCTGCACCTCATAGGCCAAGCGGTCGTGGATCAGGTGCTCGCCGTAGTAGCGCGGCACAGCAACGGGAATGTGCGCCTGCACCGGCGTATCGCCTGTTCCGGTGATATCGCGCGGGAGAATACCGCCGCGCGGGAACGCAATCGTCATCATCTCTCGGATGGCCTTGGCCATGGAGCAACTCCGTGAATTGTCAAGATGAACAGGGGTGACGCGGCCGGCAATGGGTCCGGCCGCGTCAGGAGACGGCTACGATCAGGTCAGGGTCAGCCGGCGCAAGGTGGCGGGCTTGGTGCAGAGCGAAATCGCATTCATCTGCACTTCGATATTGCGGCCCTTACCATTCAGCTTGGGATACTGCCGCATATAAAACGGGAGACCGAGGGAATTGACGGTCTCCTCGTAATCCGCCGGCGCGAACCGGGTAATGAAGAGATCCGGCACGCCCTTGACGATGACCCGAGCCTCGGCGTCCGCAATATAAGGCGAACCGAGATCGGCGGTCGCCTTGGCGCCGGTCTTGTAGCGCTCCCATGTCGCACCGGCAAACTGGAACGTGTCCGGCACGTCCTGTCGCAACACCGATGCACCGCCATTGTAAAGGAAGGTTTCGCGCACCGACTTGTGCGTCCACAACGCCTTATGGAAGCTGCGGCCAGTAAACACGTGGATGCCGCTATAAGGCGCATCGAGCGCATCCTCGATGGCATAGATGACATCTTGAAACAGGTTCGACACGATCGTGGTGTCAACATCCAGCTCAAGCGATACCGGGCTCGGCGCCGCGATACCGAACTGATTGTAGAGGTCGTGAAGCACGGCGCCACTCTTCGACGCGACGACGCCCTTGATGGCGCCGACACGCTGATGCTCCAGCGTCATGGTCAAATCGCGGGCATGGCGCATACCCTTGCGCTCCACACGTTCCTGAATGGTTTCCAACTGATCGCCGGAGCCGAACGACCGAACATTCTGCACCTCGTCGGCCAGCACGGAATCGTCGCGCTGGTAGTGCTCGATGTCGAACGGCACCAGACGCCGATTGTCATCGCCGGTGGTCTCGCCGGGGCCACCGCGCTGGCTGGGCTCAACCAGCGACAGCTTGCCATTGCGTTCCTCGATCGAGATGCGCGTGGTGGTGACGCCATCCTCTTCGAATATGCCGAGCGCCGAAACCTGACCGGGGCGGTAAGGTTCATTGTTGATCGCCGCGGTCAGCGAATCGATGGTGAAGCCATCACCATCCCAGATATCAATTACTTCAGGCATGCGACCCTCCTTACCGGGCGATGATGTTTTGCGCGGCGAGCTGGCCGAGCTTGGTTGCGATCTTGCCGGCGTCGCTGACGGACGCATCGAACACCAGCATGGACGACTTCACCTCGGCCATACGCCGGATGACGACGGCATTGATGTCGACGCTGGTAGCGTCGACGCCGTAGGCGAGAATGGCCTTGCCGGTTTCGGCCCCTTCCGAACCGGTGACCTGCGCATTCGGCGACGGAATGTACTTGCCACCGGTCGTGATCTGGCCCAGCACCGTGCCCGGAGCCAGTTTACCGGCACCCGACTTGACGGTGACGACATCGCGCGAGATGTGGCCGCTGCCCTCGGAGAGCAGAAAGGCAAGATCGCGTGCGCCTTCGGTTTTGTTGTCCATGGATCAACCCTCCTGGGTCTGCTTGCGCCGCGACGCATAGATGCCGTTGCGGTCGATGGTTGCGCTCTTGCGTTCGCTGCGGCCCTCCGGCTGCGCAAGACCTGCCGCCGCCGTGCGCTTGGCAGCGTAAGCCTCCGAGGCCGCCGGCTTGGCGGCGGTCGCCGAGACATTGCCGACGACGAACGCCGCGACATCTTCGCCCGACATCGCCGGTGACTTCGCCGCGAGATCGAGCGCGGCGGACATTCGCGCGGCATCGCCTTTGACGCCTTCGGCGCCAAGCGCCGCGACAAGGCGATCGGTCGCCGCCTTGGCGCCCTCGGTCTTGCCGTTCTCGCGTGCCGCATTCACCGCGGTCTCGTGTTCGGCTTTCGTAATGCCGGCTGAATTCTGATCGCCGCCGGCAGGCGTGTTGTCTTTCGACATCGTGCCATCCTTCTGGTTTGCATTGAGCGCCGGGGCGCCGGTGTCACCCTCGTCGAGGGTGTCGTCGACCGCGCCCACAACGGCGTTGTGGACGGCGGCCAAAAGGCTTCTGGCCATCGTCAGGATCTCCGATTGACTTCCTTGATGAAGGCGGCGAATGCCGCCTGACCGTCACCGATTACGTCGACCAGACCGAGATCCAGCGCATCTTTCGCGCCGTAGAACTTGGCTTCGGTCTTCAGCGCCTGCGCCTTGGTCATGCGCTTGCCGCGGCCTTTGCCAACGGCCTCGGCAAAACGGTCTCGGATCGCGTCAGTCTGCATCTGCCAGCGATCGAGCAGGCCAGCGGGGAGCGTTTCGAACGGATTGCCATCCGTCTTGTGCTCACCCGACTGGATAAAGGTGATCTTGACGCCTTCCTTGGCGAGATTGCCGCTCCAATCGGCATGCAGCATGACGGCGCCAATCGAACCTGCGCCGCCAAACTCCGGCATGACGATCTGTCGTGCCTGGCTGGCGAGCAGATAGGCCGCCGAATAGGCGAAGTCGGTCAGAATGGCGATGGTCGGCTTCATCGCCGACAGTTCGCGAACCGCGGTCGCCGTCTCGAACACGCCATTGACCATACCGCCGAACGAGTCGACTTCAAAAACCGCACCCTTGATATCCGGGCGCTTGGCTCGCGCGATCTGCGTCTGCAGGCCCTGATACGACGTTTCGCCGGATGAACTGCCGACCCATCCGCCTTTCTGAACGAGCGTGCCCTCGATCGGGATAATGGCAACACCATCGACGACGTCGAACGGCAACACACCACGACGGTCGAAGTTGCGGGCAAGCCCGTCTCCAATCACGCCTGCCGACGGTCGACCGTTGGAAAAAGCGACATGATCGACACCACCCTCGCCATTGACGATGGTGACCGAATGCCCGGTGAGGCGCGGCCCCAGCATCCGAATGAAGGTTTCCGCCTTGCGCGGGTGATAGAGATGCGGCTGTTCGAAAAGCACGCCGCACAGCCGATCGTAATCGAGCGACATTTATCGATCCTCTCAGCGAATAAACCGCAGGCGCTTGGCGTAGCGCGTACGTTGGCCGGAGTTGGCGCCGCAGGCACGTTCGTAGCGCGCGCGCAACTCACCAAGTTGATCGAGGTTTGCCCTGCCCCAGCGCACCTCATGATTTTCGTCGAAGCGGGTCATCACCACCCCGCCGCCGCTGGCAACTTTCAGCTCAGCGGCCCGCAGCGCCGAAGCCACCGCGCAGGCATCGTCGACATCGACCGTGTTGCCGTCGATCAGTACCGTTGTCGGCATCAGGCGTCCTCGCGCTGCTTCGGATTCGGAGGCGGCGCATCCTCCGAGGTGTCATCCTTGGGATTCGGATTGCGCTTGAATGGCGACGGCATGCCGGCTTGGACATAGCGAAGATGCTCGCGCAAGCGCTGGTCGAACACTTCGTCAGGATCCTTGCCGTTCTCTGCGCATTCGTCGGCGACCGTGCTGGTGCCGTTGTAGAGGCGTTCGCTGGCCGCTTTCGCACTCTTGAGATCGTCCGCGCTCGGCTTGGCCGGTCCCTGCCACAACGCATAACTGATCCGATCACGGTTGGCGGCGAACACATCGTATCCACCCTTGAACGGGATACGTCCCTCGCCGACCTCTTCGTCGAGCCAGTTCTCGTAGATCGCCTGCGGAATCGGCCCCGCAATACGCTCGCGCCGCCGAACCACCACCGGCCAGATCGACGAATTTTCCATGCGAACCGACGAGTAAGTCGCGTTCTCGTGGTTCATCGTCAGTCCGCCGAAAGTGATTCCGATCGCACGCGCCATGTCGCGCGACAGTTCGCGGCTGACAGGCAGGAATTGCGGGCCCGGCGTCTGCACACCGAGCAGCCTTAGATCCTCGTCCGGCGCAAGGTGCGACACCGTCGGATCGCCATTGATCGAAATTTCGCTCTCCGCGGCATTTTCCAGTGCGCTCAGAAAGTAATCACGAAATTCGACGCCAAAGGTGCCCGGCGTCGGATCGTCCTTTGCAGCGGCTTCGATCGCCTCGAACGCTTCCTTTGACGGCGCCTTGCTGGTCAGAACTGCGGCAAACACCGTCTGCAGGATCGCGGTCTGTATCGTCGTATCGACAAGCACTTCGTGCTGGATGTGCTGGCGAAAGCCGGCAGCGAGGCGGCTGATGCCGCGCACGTCGCAGGCGTCCATCGGATCGAACACGTGAACAACGATCTGACGTCCGTCGGCGTCGAACGCCCGATGATCGCGCTTCACGATCAACCCGGATTCCTTCTCCTGAATCCGGTACGCGACCGGGCGGCCATTGGCGTCGTGAATCACGCCTTGGAACAAGCCCTCGATCTCGTTGGTGTCCTGCACCAGCTTGGTCGGGGTCACCATGCACATCTTGGTGCCGGTACGGATGCCGTAGCGACGGCGCTCCGCAGGCTTCATATAGCTGAGCACGCCAAGCACTTCGCCGAACGCCATATCCCAGCGCAGCGCGATATCGACCATCTGCGGGACAGTGAACTTCCCGCGCGCATCGCATTCACGCGGATTCCACGCATAGTGCTTCCAGCGGCGTTTGACGGTGCGGACGAAGTCCACGATCTCGGCGTCGGTCCAGCCAAGACCCGCGAAGTCGGGTTGCGGGTTGAGCACCAGCTCGGTGCCGACCGTATCGGCGATCACCTGATCGGCCGCGCCACGCAACCGACCGGAATTCTGGATCAGGTCCATCGCGAGACCAGCCGCACGGCGCCATGCGATCCTGACCTCATCGCGGTGCGGCCGCAGCGCTGCTGCCCGCGTCGAAATGATCTTCGACCGGCTATCGCGCAGATATCCCGCGCGCGCGCGCGGCGGCGTGCCAGTGGTGGCAACCGATTTCCGGCCGATGATCCGATCAAGCAAACTCACCTGCGGTGCTTCCATTTCTTGCGGCGCGCCTCCTTTTCGGCGGCGACCGCTTCAGGCGAAGCCGGCGGACGTTGCCGGCTGAACACATCTTGCGCGGCCGCATCGAACAGGTCGGGCGCCGTCGGCTGCTCATGCACTTTGAGCAGTAGCTCGGCCCAGCGCGCGTCGTTGAGGCGGCGCTTGTGCTCGAGGTGCCACGCGAGCGCATACGAATAGACAGTAACGTCGAACCAGTCGTTCGGACGGCCGATGATGCGCTTCCACTCGCGTGGCGCATTCGGCTTGATCAGCCGTCGTGCACGACGGGCGATGGCGGCGCGCGCCTCCTCGTCAGGATCGACCAGGCGCTCCGCCGTGATTTCCTTGGCGAACTCCTCGTCGCAGAGCTCCGGCGTCAGATGCAGCGTATTGCGCGGCCAGCGCCCCGCTTCGTTCGGCCCACCCATGAAATTGGCGAGCGACGCCATGACCGCTGTTTTGACGTCGTAGTTGCCGACCGGATAGAGCAGCACCTTGGCAATGATCCGCTTACGGTGATCGCGGATGTCCTTCTTCACCGGCGTGCCGAGCCAGGGCAGTCCGGCCTGATGCCGCCCGTCGAGCGCATAGACGTTCGGACGATTGGCGCAGAACCGATAAACCCGATCAGTCGCGAAACCGGAGTCGACACCGGACAGATCGATGCCGATCCGTCCGTTGCCGGCAGTCTCGTACGTCCGCCCCAGCGCGTCCGACAGCGCGATCCAAGGATCGTCCACCTGATCCGGCGCGCCCATGAACACATCGCGGTCGATCAGCCATCGCTGACCGAGCGGACCGATCGCATAGGCGGCCCACTTGATGCCGTAGCCTTGGACGTCCGCCGCTGAGACCAACATCCCGGCTTCGGCCGGCACCTTGCCGCGCGGATACGTCTGCTTGCGGGCCGCCTTGAGGATTTCCTCCCACTCAACCGCAACGCCACCCGGATCGTAGGGTTCGGCAAGATCCTGCTGGTAGAACACCCGCAGCTTTGTCGTGTCGCCCTGCGCCGCTTCCCAGCGCGCCCAGATATCGGCGAAGCGCTCGCGTGGCGCGTAAGCGGCCCACAAATGGTAGCTGGGCTGCCATTCGCTGCAGCGGCCTTCGCACGGCGGGCACTGCCACGTCGCAACGTCCTCCGGCTTGATAAACTCCGGCACCGGATCGCAGCCTTCACGCACACGGCGCGCGATCCATACCCCTGCCGCGAGCATGTCGTGCTTGTGGCCGTCGAGAATGACGCCATCGCATGACCGGCAGCGCATGTGCGCCGCGCTTCCGTCCGCGGCAGGGCGCATTTGATCGAAATCGAGCGCCTGAAACCCGCGGCAATGCGGACACGGAACGTAGTAGTAACGCTGGTCGCCGCTTTCGAAGTCCGCCGTGATCGCGCACTCGCCGGCAATTCCGGGCGTCGATCCCTGCCATTCCTTGGCGAGATCGCCGTAAGCCTTTTGCCGTGCCCTCGCCTGATCCCGGGGACTGCCGCGGCCATCAACGTCGCGCGGATAGCCGGTGACCTCGTCCATCGCCAGGTACTTGATGGACACCATCTGCAGGCCTTTCGATGAGCCCGCATTGACGATGACGCAGAAGCCGCCGGCATAACGCTTGTAAGCCGTCGTGGACGCCTTCTCGTCCCGGCTGTTGACCGGCGCGACCTTGTGTTTCCACTTGGTCGACGCATCGATCGTCGGATCGAGTTTGACCCGATTGAACTTCGTTGCCTCTTCCAGCGTCGGCAGCACGATCATCATCGTGCCTGGTGCGCGGTCGACAATAAAGCCGAACCAGTTCTCGATCGCGGTCGACTTGCCGAGCTGTGCGGACCAGCGCGCCGTGATGCGCCGCGCCGGATGATCCGGATGCAGACAATCCTGCGGCTCACGCAAATACGGGACGCGCGCGGTACGAAATTCGCCTGGCCACGGCGACCCCGATTCAGCGGATACGACGCGATACCGATCGGCCCATTCGCTGACAGTCAGATCCTCGCTCGGCCGCGTTGCCGCTGCGAAACCGCCGAACAGCACTTTGCTGCCGGCAGGTAACAGCGGAAATCGCAACCGCGGATCATGAAAGCTCATTGCAGCTGAGCCTCGACCGGCTGGTCGTCACCCTGCTCCGCCGCCATTTCTGCACGCGCAATCGAGTCGAGATGCTTCAAAACCTCGCTGTGGAAGATGTCCGTCCCCTTGCGAGCAAAACCCTTGAGGACAAGTCGCGTGATCCGCTCGTCCCAACCGTATTTGACCGAAGCCGACGCGGCCTCGGTATCGACCGCGCGATCGAACGCGCTCTGCATAAGGGCGATGGCATCACGCGCGCCCTTGTCGACCTCACTGACCAGCGTTAGTTCGCGCCGCCGCTCGGCCAGGTCCATTTCCCGCATCTCGGCGTCGGCCTGCGCTTTGCGCGCCGCGCCGTCAGACTGCGAGCCGGAGAACCGTCCCGGACGACTGCCAGCCGACGCCGCGGGCTGACCTGCGGGCTTCCGCAACCGGACGTTCTCGATCCGGTGCTGCGCCAGCGCGTTGAACTCGATCAGGTTGGCCTTGCCGTCTCGGCGAACCGGCAGCGCCTCGCTGTGCTGCTTCAAATAGCGCGAGAGCGTCGACCGATCGACCGCATCGCCGGCTGCCGTGAGTTTTTCAGCGGCATCAGTGATCGAAAGCCAAAGCTCGTCGTCCATTCGTGCAATCCGTGCAGATAACACGTGCAAAACACGCGTTCACGTGTACCGATTTCAAACCGAGCTACTGGTAAAACGGCGGGCCACACTATGGCCGTCCGGCTCACGCGATGAAAATACGGTCCCTAAAGGGGGTGGGTGTTGCCCATCGGCAACGTGTTCGATGCGCTCAGCTTCCCAGCACGCGATAGAGCTCATGCGCCAAACGTGCGGGAAGATCGCGTTCGACAACCTGATAGAACGCGGCTTCCGATTGCCCCGTGACCATTTCGGTCGGAATGAACAATCCCGACTTCTGACTTTGAAGCGGCAGCCTTGATCGCCCCGCGCGCTTGAATACATGCCCGCCCATATCGAGCGCCACGCGGTCGGGGAACTTGCCGCCTTTGATGAAGGTGTGCGGATAGACCTGCCGACTGTTCCACGGTGCCGCACTCACTCCCTTGCGGGTCTCGCGTGCCCGGAAAAACTTGAGCCTGACGTCACCACCCCGCGCTTTGATCACAAACGCGCCACCATTGAAGGCTCGGCGCGCCTTGAGCGCCTTGCGAAGCGTCTTCATCGGAAGGCCGGTCTGATCAACCAGCACGCGCCGCATCGCGGTTACGGCCTTGTTGCCCGTATGATTGACCGCCCGAACGAGGGCCAGCTGCGCCTTATTGCCAGCCGCAGCGAACATGTTGGACATTCGCGCGAACTGTGACGCATCGACCTGAATTGACGTCATCGTCGTGATAGCCTCAACCTGGCAGCGGCGACGCCCTGCCGAAAACCGGCAGACGCATCTTCGATAGCCGACGTCAGAACGAAGCTCGTTTGTTTGACGAAAGCATCGCGGTCGCCATTGGCGACAGCCTTGGCGGCATCGACGATGGCCGATGCCCGTTCACCACATCGACAACCCATAGTGCCCTCGAAGGAAAAATGGGCTGCCCGAAGGCAGCCCAGTCTAGGGAGGAAACGCCCAAGGAGGGCAGCGATACGGCAAGGCCGCATCGCACACCCTATGAACACAAAAGCCCGGGACGAACCCGGGCTTCTGGTAGGAGCCAGTTATCCGCTCCAGCATCCGTTTTGTTTCAAGCGCTTGTCGGATAGCGCGGTCGGGTATTACATGGCCGAACTCCGGCGTGAGTGGGTTTCGTTGCGAGCGTTAAGTTCTGCCCTTTCACAGGGCGGATACCCTATGCCGAAAAAGCGAAAGCCCCGCTGTGCTGGCGGGGCTACTTCTCTGTGACCCGAGTCGCGTAAGCGAACTCCGGATGCGCCGGGAAATGTGTCCCCGCCGATCCGTTCCCGTAAGCGTGGCTTACGTTACCGGCTCGACCTGGTGGCTGGAGAGATCAACAGCCACCTCGCGCTTGATGAACTCGATCAAGACCCTGAGTCTGCCCCGATCGTCAAGACGCTCGATACGACCCGTCCACATCGCAAACGGTCCATCGTCGCGGATTCTGACCATATCGCCAACGGCCATCCGGCGCCGCCGCGCCGACCGCGGCTGGTTCAACTCCTGCTCAATCCTACGAATATCGTGCATATCCTTCGGGCGCGCAGCCAGTGGAATACCGGCATAGATCAGGAGTCCAGCCACATCATCCGATATTGCTTTCAAGCGGTCCATCGAGACGTCCAAGTCAGGAACGAACACCAGGCCCGGGAATAACGGCTTGATCCTTCGCTGCACAATCGGTTTTTGCCATGTGTAGGTCCGCCGCACTGTGACCTCACAAGGATAGCTTGGCGCATAGCAGCAAATCCCGCGTCGGGTCAGCTTTTCGTGAACCCGTCGCTCAGTTTGCGGATGAACGCGCAGGAGCAGCCAACGATCTGGCTCGCTTGCCACCGCTGGCATCGCGGTTTCGGACGCCACAGCACCAACAACGTCACCGATCTTAAACATTGCGTTCATTCCCCACCACCTCGCCGTTGTCGTTACAGAAGGTCCCATCTTTGCGCGGTGGCCAATGGCATGGCACCGGCAAGCCGTAGGCCGAGCGGCGCATGCGGAAATTCGGATGCATCGCCGACAGGCCGTGAACGTTCGGGTCGTAAGGCTCGAGCCAACGCTTGCGCGGTTCGACAACGAAGCCGGTCCATTCTCGGATCCGCGTGCGCCATGCCGCGAATTCGTGGCTGTCCGCATCGATCAACGGCCACGCCTCGGGATCCTGTCCCGCAAACGTCGCCATGGCGGCTAGATCGGGCGTGATCGGCGAGGAGCGCCACAAACCGCGTCCGCGTTCGGCATCGTCGACCAGCTGCGGCCCGCCGCGATCTGCAATGCGCAGCGCCACGAGAAGCCCATCGAGATCGCCCGATGCGATCCAGTGCCGTTCCGCCGGTTTCTCCGGCAAGCGCGCGTCCGGATAGCGCGTCCAGAATTTTTCCAGAAGCAGCTTGTGCGCATCCTTGCTGCGTTTCTTGAACCGCGTGCACTCCGCCGCATGCGCCGGCGAAGCAGCTGCCGCCCTCGCCTGCTCGTCGACCGTCAGTGCCGAGAAGACCTGCAGGGCGCGTTGCTCATCCATGGTCCGCCAGCCGAGGCAACCGGTGAAGAACGCCCGGAAATGCTCCGGCTCTTTCCCCTCGTCCGTTTGCGGACCACTCCCCCCCGGAGGGGGGTTGGGGGGAGAATCTTCTCGGTTCAATGGTGGTTCATTAGGGGGTGGCACGAGTGCAACCCCGCCCCTAGCAGACTGCGACCCCGCCCCTTGCTGCTGGCTACCCTCGCCAGTAGCTAGGGGCCCCTTGCTATTGGCTAGGGGGGTGCCCGCCTGATCGACGTCATCGTCGTCGTGTTCCGTGGTTTCCCGGGTGCGGACCATGTCGAGCAGGCACCGGATATCGCGGGACGTTTCGCGACCCCGGCCATCGGCGTTGCGCTGGCCGTGCTCGTCCATCCACGCGCGGAAGGTGACAATGACACCGATCTCCTCCAGCAGTTTCATCCGCCGCCGCACGCTGTCGATCGACATGTCGCAGTCGTCGGCCAGCCGCGCCAGCGACGGCCAGCAATGCCCGTACTCGTCGGCATAGTCGGCAATGGCGCGCAACAACGATTTGCCCATGCCGTCGCCGACATGAATCTTCCGGGCCCAGTTCATGGCCTCGATGCTCATTGGCTTCTCTGATGTTCGAATTTCAACTGACGCAGGACGCAACAGGCACTGGATTCAGGTTCGGGCGCGGCTCTCCGCGATTTGGCGCAGCTTTGTCTCGCCGCGGTGCGCGCGCTCACGCTGGCCGCTGGCAATATCGATCTTGGCGAGATGTTCGAGCGGACCGAACCTGTCGGTCAGCACCGCTCCGTGTTGGATGGCGAGCGCCTTCTTGCTGGCGGCGATATCGAAGTGGACCCACGAGGCGTTGCGGTGCTTGCCGAACGACAGCGTCGGGTGGCCCTGAATCCACTTCCGTGCGACGCCGATGCGGTCGACCATCGCCAGCAGTTCGTCGAGGCTATCGGCCCACATGTGGCACATCACCATGCAACCGAAACGGTGCCGGGCATCGTCGACATAGACCGTCATCGACACCGCACCCCGCAACTGCAATGGGTCACCGGCAAGCCAATGCCGCACTTGAAGGCGCAATAGCTTCCGATCAGATCGAGCAGCCCGACGGCGACCAGCAGCAGCAGCACCAGCAGCATCTTCATGACGCCGCCTCGCAAATCGGGCCGTTGGCAAGCTCCAGCAACACGTCGACATGACAGGGCTGATCGAGCCCACAGAAACATGCGAGATTTCTACCTCGCAAATTCTTGAAGATATCAGCGCGAGTCGGTACGCGATCGAGCAAGCGATGATTGTGCGGACCTTCCGTGGTCACGTCGGCTCGATATTTATCGACAGCAAGGGCGGCGGCCGCAGCTCGCGTATTCGTTGCCGGCGCAAAGTGACACGAGCGCCAAGAAACCATCCATTGGCCGTCATAATCACGCCAGACGCGGTAGTGGTTCCCGAACAGTCCCGGCCGCGTGACGCTCACCGTGTTCGGCGGCATCTTCCAGCCCTTGGTGCGTTGGCGCTGAATGCGGACAGGCTGCGTCATGCCGCCACCCATTGATCGCGGCCGAGGCTGCGGCCGACGCCGAGCTGCAGCACCTGACGCACCTTGGCGCGCGCGTGCTGGTTCGCTTTCGCCTTGGGATGGTCTTTGACCAGCGCCCAGACGTCAGCAACGCGGAGCGGCCGGTCAGTTTCAGCCAGCGCGCTGGCGACCAGTTCGGCCCATGTCACGTCGCGCAGCGCATCGACCAGCACCGAGCGCGGGAAGCGCAACGGTACGAATTGCCCGTTGAGGCCGCTGTAAGCGAGGATTTCGGCATCGTCGGCGCCATAGGCGCACAGCACTGTCGGCGCACCCGAATTCGCCTTGGCTCGCGTGCCGTCGGGATAGTGAAAATTCAGCCGCCCGCGAAGGAACAGCAGCCCGCTCGCGTGCTCCCATACATGTCGGAAGAATGCCTCGGTCTCGGTGCGCGCGAAGATGATTGTGGTGCCATGGCCATGTTCCGCTAGGCGCTGCAGCCACTGGCCGATGATACCATTCGTATATGGCGGATTCATCCAGACGCGACCGAACCACGGCCGCGCCAAACCGTCATCGGCCTTGGTGTAACGATGCCGCGCTGTCGGCCACGGCTGCACGTCCGGTGTCGCCGGGTCGAGATCGAATGCCATTGCGCCACCAAGTGCCGCAATGATGCTGGGCGGCGTGAGCCATTCGACCGTTTGCGGCCGGTTGCTGTGATGACCGCCGATGCCGGCGAAGCGAGACAGCTTTGTCATGATGCCGCCGCCTCCAACAAAGGTGCAGGCCTCGGCGTCGCGCGCGGTCGCCGCACCTGGCGCGGCTGATAATTCTCGCGGATCAGATCCTCGGCTTCCGGCGGGCACACCGAGTTGCCGCACATGTAGCCCTGCTGTTCGGCCGTAAACCTGATCTCGGTGCCGTCCTCGAGGATGCCACGATCGATGATGTAATCGGGTCGGAAACCTTGCGCCGTGAACCGCTCGCGCGGCGTCAACATCCGCATTCCGATGTCGATCATGACGCCGGTGACGCCGTTACCCAGATCGACAGTGACGAATTCGCGATCGTCCCAATAGCCATGCTTGCGAAGAAACGCCGCAACTCGTCGCGCACGTTTATGATGTTCCGGCCCGAACGGCGGCAGTGCCGCCAAGGCTTCGACCACGCCGAAGCGCGGCTTCGCTGTGTCGGTGTGCAACGGCGCGTCACAGGCTTGGCTCGGCAACCCGGCGCCATAGTATTTCGCGAGAAACCCCAGCACCGCTCCCGCGTGCGTACCGCCCGACGTGATCGTGCGGAGCGGTTCTTCGGCTGGCGCGTCCCGGCGATCACTGCCATGCAGGTTGACCATATGCGCCACGGCGAGCGACTGCTGGCAACCGGCGCCGGTGATCGTCGATACCGGTTCGTCGATCGGCTTCGCCGGCACGCCGGGATGCGAACCCGCGGTGTGTTGCGCCATGAAGGCGGCGGCCACACCCAGATTCGCGCCGCCGGCAGTCAGCGTATGCATCGGCCGGTCGGCTTCATTGAACGGCTTGCCGGAATTGCGCATGGTCGACAGGTGCACCGCAGCCACACATAGGTCAGCCTTCGCCGTCTGCGTGATGATCGGCGCATCGGCGGACTTCGGTTCGGTCTGGCCGGCGCGACCGCCGCAGCCGACAAGCACCGGCGCGACGACGGCCAACGGTGCGGCACCTCCGCCATGGTGATCGCTGGCATGCGCCGTAATGGTATGAAGCGGCTCCGTTGCCGCATGCCCGGTCGACCCGGTCTGAAACTTGGTGACGAACGGCATCGCCACTGCGAGTTCGCCACGATGCGCCGAGGTGATAGTGCGCAGTGGCTCGTCGGCATTGTGCACGCGCGCCGGGCCGCTGTGCGTGATCGGCACGATGAACGGCCGCGCGCTACCGAGCACGTAACGCGCCGTACCCTTCGCCAGCCTTGCCATGGTGCTGATCACCAGCGGACGGTTTGCGCGAATGCCGTACTTCGCCTTGATCTGCTTTGAAGTGTCGAAGATTGACGGGCAAGGCAGCGACCAATCAATACAATCGGCAGCCGTTTTCCATGGCGATAACAGACCGGCAGCGATTTTCGCCGCGTCAGCTGCATCGTTGGGGTTGCCGCGCGAAGGCTCCGGCCACGTGATCGCCTCGCCATCGCGCCGCATGATCATGTAAAGCCGCCGGCGGATCGTGGCAGCCTGCGTCTTGCGCCCCGCCCGCCAGGCCCGGCGCAAGCGGAACTCGACGACGTAACCGAGCGCCTCCCACGATGCCTTGAAGTTGAGGAAGGTGACACCGCGCTGAACCGCGCAGCGCTTGCCGTTTTCGTCGAGCGGCGACCAATCCTGATATTCCTCAACGTTCTCAAGGAATACGACGCGCGGACGCTGCCACTCCGGCAGGGCTTTTACCCAGCCGAACACCGCCCACGCGAGACCGCGAATATTTTTCTCGCGCGGCTTGCCGCCCTTCGCCTTGCTGTGATCCTTGCAGTCCGGCGACATCCACAACATGCCGATCGGGCGACCGTCGCACATACTGATAGCGTCAACCGTCACCACATCCTCAACCATGTGCCGCGTATTCGGATGATTGGCCCGGTGCATCGCCAGCGCGAAGCGATCATGGTTGATGGCAATATCCGGATCGCGCCCCAGTGCAGCGACAATCCCCTCGGACGTGCCGCCCCCGCCAGCGAAACTGTCGATAATGATTTCGTCGACGAGGTCCATCATAGCGTCCCCGCCACGACAGCATCCGGCACGTCGAAGAAACCGAGCGAGCCCTTGAAAGGAACGGGCTGTTTGAAAGCAACCGGATTGCGCAGCACGAAGCCGAACGTCCCCATGAACCACGGCGAGGCGGATTGCGACACGCAATCGACGATTTCGACGCTTCCGACCAGCGCGCCGAACACCAACTCGTCCGTGGTCCGACCAAAAATCTGCGGCTGCGGATTCATCAGGCAGGTGAAATCCTGAAAATCCATCAGTTCCGCGCGGGTCATGCCCTTTGACGCATGCACCAGCACCCGGCCGCGCACCTTGCAGCGCCAGTCGCGGTTCTCGATATCCTTGCCTGCATGCAGGATCGCCCATGCCCAAGGCTGGCGGATCGATAAGGCCTTCATCGTTCGATTTTCCCCGTCCCCGTGTTGACCGGTTCGCCCAGCACCTTCCGAAGCATCCGCTCCGCGTAATCGACCCCCTCGTTCCAGCCGCGGTAGAACACGCGCGTGTCCGACAGCCGATTGTCAGGCACGCGACCGGACGTCAGCAGCGAGCGGTATTGCTTCAGTTGGTCCGGAGTCACGTCAGCCCCAAATCACGTTCGGCGCGACCATTCCCCTGGTTCGCGTTGTTCATACACACGCCTCACTGCGCTTGCGGTCGAGCGCGCTGCGGCCCGGCAACGGATCACCGAACACCACGCCGGTGATACTGCGCGTATCGTCGGCGGGCAGTGTCGGCGCTTCGCTGCGGCTACCCTGCCGCGAGATGCGACCGTTCGCCTTTTGCGGCGTCACGGCATGGACGCGAAATATTCCCTGCGCTTCCCGCAGTAGGACGTTGCACATCTGCTTGCAGGCCGAGGCGCTGCGTCCCGGAAACGCCCGGGCGATATTGCGCCACGACCGGTCATCGGCGCTCAGCGTCAGCAGGCGCTTGCGCTCGGCATCGGTCCACGGCTTGGCGTTCGATTTGGCATGGCGCGGCATCGTCATGCCCTCGCCTTGCGCTTGCGCGAGCGGTCGAACTTCTCGCCTTCGGCAACGATCAACGCCGCAGATTTCACGAGGTCGCGACGGAAACCCGTCGGCTTCCACCACTCGATATCCCAAGGCCATATCAACCGGCCGGTTACTTCGACAACTTCGTCGTCTAGATAGTTCTCGCACGGTGTAACCCGCTCACCGAGCGCGTAAGCGGCACCAGCGCGAGCGAGGGTGCCTTGCGAATGATCGTCGTCATGCGCCGTATCCCAGCCCTCGGCTTCAACCTGTCGAAAGCGTTCGGCGATCACCGCCTGCATGAACGGCGACAACGGACGCCGAATGCGCAGCGCCTCGAACACGCGGCGCAACAGGAACGACCGCGCGATCGAGATTGCCGTCATGATCAGCGCGAACTGCAAATTCTGATGGAAGTCGATATGCACGCCGAGCATCGGCAGAAAGACCATCTGCGCCGCCAACGAAATACCGAACCCGACGACAACGTTGATGATGCTCTCCAGCATCGACATCAGTTTGGATTGCTTCATTCGCCGGACCTCGCATCCGGCACAGTGTTTCGGTTGCGGCGGTCCAGGAAGGCCGGGATATCGAGTCCGTCGTCGGTGAAGGGATGCGCGGAAGTGGTGACGACGCACGAAACGTTCGCGACATTCGTTTCACGTGAAACGCTTGCGCCACAGTGGTTTTCTGCAACACCGCTGTGCGGCGTCGTATCAGCATCCGCTTTCGCTGGGGATTCATCTGACGGGCCGGGCGCGATTCCGGCTGCATGCAGACCGGCATCGCCGGCGATCACGGTATCTGCATCACCCCCCGCTAGGGTGCCCATGTGCGCAATGTTCTTTGGGCTGCCGTCAGAACCTGCAATGGCGCTCGCATCGCTATCGTCGAGCACCTCGCCGGTCTCGGGATCGTGCGGCGGCAGATCGGATTGCCACGTCGCGCGCGGTTCTTTCATCACCGGCTTCGCCGTGAAACGCGCGACGTCGTCCGCTTTGCTTAAGGCTTCGCGTTGCCCCGGGGGAATCCAGAACGGCGCGCGCGGCGCACCGCCCTTTCGCCACACCAGCCAGATGTACGCCGTCGCGGTGTCGCCGGCAGGATCCCAACGCCCCTTGCACAACGGCACACGCTCCGCGAAAAACGCGATGAGCGTCGGCGGCGTGTCGCGGAAGATCGCCTCATAGCGGCCGATCGTTTCCAGCCATTGCATGCGGACAAACATCGCCACGCCGCGCCGCGCCAGCTGCAGTGCCTTGAGCACGAAGGCCTCGGTCCTGTCGCCGAACGGCGGATTGGTGATGATCCAGTCCGCTTCCGGCATCACGGCACCGTCATCGAGGAAATCCTGCACGGCGTCGCCGTAGCCGTAATCGTGGATATCGGACGCCAGCACCTCTCCGAAGTATTCAGCCAGCACCTCGGCGATATGCCCCTCGCCGCACGCCGGCTCCCATGCCGAGCACCTGCTGACATCTCCGCGCTGACCGATCTGCGGAAACACCTTTTCGATCAGCGCGCGGGTCGCCCAGGGCGGCGTCGGGAAATAGTCCAGCGAGTCCGCTGGTTCGGCCCGCGAACCCATGACGGCGCGCGCACCGTTGATCGGGCCGTTGTCGATCATCTTGGCGCGCCCGGCGATGACACGCTCCCGCGTTGCGGCCACCATCGCTTCAAAAGCCTGCTCGGATATCGACGCGTGCTTTTGCGCCGTCGCGGACAGCTTTTTGTCGACGCCCGCCTCCGCCAGCGTGACGCGGGTAAACGGTTCTTGTTCGGAACCGTTTTCGGCGGCAGGTGCGGCGGCCGATTTGCGCGGGCGGCCTTCGGCGATCTGCCCCGCCTCTTTCGCCGCGACGATCAACGTGCCGAGCCGCCGTTCGACGCGCAGCTGAAATTCCGCCGCATCGGCCATCAGGGCGCGATCGCGGATCTGGCGCGCATAAAGCTTGATATGTTCCACCTCGTCGCGCAGCGGCAGCACCTGGTCGATGCGGACAGCTTCGGCCAGCGCGGCGCGAGCACGGTCGTATTGCGCGAGCGTCGTCATGCCCGCACCTCCGGCATGGCGCTGTGCGCGACGCCATCGAGCAGCCGGCCGGCGGCTTTCTTGCCGACACGGCGCATGACGTAGAACCGCTCACCGTGAAAGCCGCAGCCACCTTCGAGATTCAGCCACTTGTACTTGCCGCGATCAGCGAAGCGGCAGCTATAGTCCGCGCGCCAATCGGGATCGTCACGATCACGATCCAGCGCAACTTCCCACGCGCCCCACTGCTTGAAGAAAAACGCCACGCCGGCGGCGGCGCATTGATCGCGCAGGCCGCGCGCGCAGTCCGGATGCATCGGCCGCGCGTCGGGACCGGATTCGCCGCCGACGATGACCCAGTCGAGCTTCGTGTTGCCGTCCGCCTCGTTGGTATAGGCCGAGGCACTCTCGCTATTCTCAACCCATGCTTCGGCCGTGAGCGCGTTCGCTCGGATTTCGGCGTCCTCATCGTGCCAGCGGATTGCGGTCAGATCGATTGCCCCGAGCAACGGCTCGGCGCTGATGAACCGCACCGCCGCCGGTGTCGCCAGCAGATGCGGAATACGCTCGTCGGCGCGTTTCTGATCTTCGGTCGAGACGCCAAGCCAGACGTTGCGTAGCGGCCAAGGTAATTCACCCGGCTGCGCTCCCTGATCACGCCTGGCAAATGAGGCTGCGCTGATCCGATCCGCGGCCGACCACACACGATCGACGATGTCGGGCGCACCACAGTAATCCTGCATCCGCGCCGCGCGCTTCGTCAGCACCTGAAACGTATGCTGCGGGCACAGCGCCATCACCGCGAACACGCGGTCGATCCATGCGTCGGGGCAATCCTCGTGGAACAAATCGCCCATCGAGTTGACGAAATACGTCGTCGGTTTTTTCCGGCGCACCGGCGCCAGCAGTACGTCGTCGCCGGCCAGCGCCAGCTTGCCGGTCCATACCGCCTTGCCGTTCACCTTGCGCGTCGTGCCGGCGTAATGCGTGGATTCGCCGTGACCCGGCGGCAGCGCCGCGTTCATCGCTTCGATGCGCGCCGCCATCGTCATCGCGTAACAATTGGTGCAGCCGGGCGAGAGCACGCCGCAGCCGACAATGGGATTCCAGCTGTGCTCGGCCCATTCGATCGAGGTCGGTCCGCCCATCACACCAGCCCTTCCTGAATCGCCAGCCATTCCGGCACGGTCGCGTGCGCCATCGGCAGCGTGACGCTGCCGCCGCGCTTGTCGCGGCCGCGCGTCGTCTTTCCGGTGAGGTGGAACGAGAGCAGCCAGCGGCGCGGCAGCCATTTCGCGTGGGCGGCTTCGCCATCCTTCGACACCAGCACCGCCTTGCGCTCCGGATTGTCGAAGTGGACCGCGACGAGAATTTCGGCTGGCTCGCTGCGGCTCATGGCGTCACCGCCTTCGCAGCATCGGCCGTCATCAGTTGCAGCTTCACCGCGCCCTTCGGGTCCAGCTTGTCGGCGCCGGCGATGAAACGTTCGCCGATGTAACGCGCGCGCTGCGGCGACACGCCGATATCGCCGAGTAGCGCCTTGCCGTCCGGCGTGTAGATGCGTAGCCGCACCAGGTCCGCGTCGACACTCAGCACCCCGCGGGTGTTGGCGAAGAACTCCAGCGTCTCGCTGCCGAGCAGCAATTCGCGAGTTGGCTCCGGCGCGTCAGCCATGGGCGCGCCTCGCGAACGACCGCCGCAGCGGATCCTGCGCCGCGTCCTGCATCGAGCGGTGCGAGATCTCGCGGAGCTGCTCGGCCGAGAAGCCCGGCGCGTCGCCGACCACCTGCTGCATCGGATCGTCGGCATCGGTGCCGCCGAGCGCGAAGATCACCATGATGCTGATGCCGATCAGGAAGCCGATCGCGACGGCGAGCGTGACGATGGCGCTCATTCCGCCGCCTCCGCCTGCAGGGCTTCGATGGCGCGCTGGCTTTCGATCAATTGGCGGCGAGCCGCGTTGACATCGAGCTGCTTGCGATACTTCGAGAACCACTCAGGCCGCGCGATCGACTGCCCATCCTCCATGACGGTGAAGAGCACCTCGCGTCCCATCCAGGACCGCAAAAGCTTGCCCAGCACCTCTGCATTTTCGGAGCGTTCTCCACAGAGCAGTTTTTGACAGGTGCCAAGGGGCTCATCGATCAGAATCGCCAAGTGCCACGCTGCTTTACGGGCGGGCAGCAAGCTCTTCACTTTTCGCATGACTGGCGAAATCCGATTCCGTTTTCGGGAATTTGATTCCCGAATTTGGGAATGTCCCTTTTTGCCCCGCGCAGCAGTCGGTCCTACCTTCTTGGTCATGCGTTTTCCTGTCCCGAGATTTCAGCTTCCGTCCGCGGGCCGACCCCGACCCAATCGTTCGGCGTCACTTCCCCATTGCTCAGTTCGAAGATGCGCGTCATCACGTCGGCATCCGGCTCGCGCTCACCTGTCCGATAGCGACGGACCGCTTCACCGGACTTCCCGATGCGCTTTCCGATGTCCGCATTGGAGTTGCGGGCTTTGAGCATCCATTCGTCAAATGTCATGGAACGAGTGCAACACCATTTTGGTGTTGATTCGCAAGTCTTAAACACCGATTTGGTGTTTGCTAATCACACCATTTTGGTGCTGCCTGCGGATATGAAGGGCAAATATCCGAATGGCTTGGGCGAGGTCATGAAGCGCCGCGACATGTCGCAGGCAGCGCTGGCCGAGGCGGTTGGCACGTCACAACAGCAGATCGGAAAGCTGGTCCACGGCGAACGCGAGATGACCGCCAGCTGGGCCGAGAAACTGGCCGTTCCATTGCGGACACAGCCAGAATTGCTCGTCTTTCCTTCGCTTCGACGCATTCGCATCCCGCTCGTATCGTGGGTCAGTGCGGGCCGCATGTCGCAGCAGGATGGTGTGCGCAAGTCGGATATCAAGAAATACCTGCTGGCTGCTGATTTACCGCGGGGCGATTGGGTTGCTCTTCAGGTAAGCGGGGATTCGATGAATCTCGTCGCCCCGGAAGGGAGTTATATTTTCGTCAATAGGGCGGACAGCCGCCTGGTCAACGATGCATTTTATGTTTTCGAAACACCGGAAGGCGACGTGACCTTCAAACGATACCGTGGCGGCGCCCGTCCCCGGCTACAGCCATTTTCGACGAACCCCGATCATGAGACCATCCATCCGACCGGGGAATTATCGGTTTTCGGACGCGTCGGGCGGGTGGTCAACGACCTGCTTTGATCGCGAGGAATTCAATCGTGTTATTAGCGTTTCTGATAGTAGTAATCGGGCTGGCAATTCTGTTTGGCGCTATACGCATCATCCTGGGCTGGATTCTCCCCGTGGCGACGATGAAGCGCGTCGACGCAGCGACAAACGCCATTTTCATATTCATCGCCAAGCTCTTCGTCGTAGGCCTCGCCGTCCTAATCGTTTGGTCCATCTGGTTCATGATGAAGGGATCGACGAATTAACACACCATTATGGTGTACGTTGTATTGACGTAACACCAAAATGGTGTTGATTTGTTTCCCGTGAAACAAACGGGAGACAATCGATGCGTCGTGGCACCCCTCCGCGCTATTCCACTCCGGTCAATCGCCGCCGTCCTCAGCCGAAAATTCCCGGCTTCATCGCCTCCTCGCTGATACCTCCGCGCGCGCAGATGAGCGACGACGACGCGATGCGCCGCATGGCTGAAGACATGCGAGAGGCCGCTTATCGCGAAGGTGGTTGCTCAGCCGACGATCTGGAAATCCTCGGCTTCACTCCGGAACAGATCCGAACCTTGAGCCGCGCCGCCGCTCGTCGGGCGCACGCTTTGTCCGCGATGACGTGAGGATGCTATGAGAAGGTTGCCTCAGTCGTCTTCGCTGCATCGATTTTCTCAGTGCAGTCCTGCTGTTACCGGCTATGCTGGAATCCCTGCGGGGGAAGCCAATGCTGAACACCGAAGAACTTCGTTACGCCTGCGACACCGCACAGAAGCGTCACACGGCGCTGGTCGACCTGATCTACAACAACGACCGCATGGCCATGGGTTTGCTGCAACTCTACATAACCCTCGCCAGCGCGAGCATTTCTGGGGCTGCTGCGATCTGGTTCAAGCTCGGCAACACAGGAGCCCCGCTCTACCTGACCTTCGTACTGTTGGGTATCGGGTTGCCCTGCCTGTTCGGCGCGGGACACTGCTTCGCCGCGGTATGGCCGACCAGCATCAACTTGCCCGGAACCCAGCCGAGCTTGTGGCAATGGGCGGACAAGGCCACCGAAGAGAAGAGCGGAGATCAGGCTTTGCGAACCTACCTGCAGCGCCTGGAGGATGGCCACACCCGCAACGAAGCCGCCAACAAGCGGGCCGACGATCTGATGAAGATCGCCAAAGGCAGCGGCCTTGCCGCGCCCCTACTCGGTTTGCTAGCGCTCGGGATCGGTATGCTGCTCGGCTGACGTTCGGTCAGTCGTCCTTCGGCGGTCGTGGCAACCGGGATTTCTGGTGGTCGCGCTCCGGCGGCGGCTGCGTATCCCGCGTCGGTGCCGGCGTGTCGTCATTGTCTTTACCAGCCATCGGACGAGTCTCCTTTGCTGACGTCAGAGGGGATTCCAGGCGCGTCTGCCGACTGCCATTCGGCGGACGCGCCGCTATTTCGCACGACTGTTCGTTCGCAGCATACACCCCGTCCCCGGGGGAATGGCAATGATCCGGCAACGAACGATGCCGGACAAGCTGGCCACCGCAAACCAGTCAGCGGCCAGTCTGTTTCTCATCGCCTGGCAGGGCAAGCGTGATCTGCCGCCGGCGGAGCGCGTCGAGGCTATCGCCGACGCCGACGGCAACCCGGTCGATATCGACATCGAATACGCGCTGCTGCAGGCGCGCGTCGCCGAAGCGATGGCGGTGCCCGCGTGATCGTGCGGCTGCTCATCGCGTGGCCGCTCGTGCTGCTGATCCTCGTGCTGTGGCGGGACATCGTCACCAGCACGCAAGCCGAAACGACAGAAACTCAACCAAGGGAGGACCATCCATGACTTCGAAAGCAACTGCCGTCGACCATTACGTCGCGACGCGACTGCGCGCTGCACGCCTGATGGCGAAGATCTCGCAGGAGAAAGCCGCCGAACACCTCGGACTGACCTTCCAGCAGGTGCAGAAGTACGAGAAAGGCACCAACCGTGTCGGCGCCGGCCGCCTCGCCGCACTGTGCAAGCTCTACCGCGTGCCGATCGCATGGCTGTTCGACGGAGCGCCGGGCGTCGACGACACGTCGCGGGCCGACGACATCGGCACCACGATGATGACCCTGCCCTACGGCGCCGACATCGCCCGCGACTATGCCGCCATCACCAGCAATCAGGCCCGCAGCGTCGTCGCGCAGGTGACGCACGCGTTGGCCACGCGGCAGTGAGGCAATGACCTCATTTACCCACGACGAGAGGTTTTGCCTGCGGCTGATGCGCACCGGACCGCTGGTGCGCTTTCGCGGGCGCTGGCGCTTCGGCACACGCCGGTTTGCCAACGCCGTGGTCGATCGCCTTATCGCCGCCGGCAAGGTCCAGATCGTCGACGATCGCGCCGAACTGGTGCGGCCATGAAGCGACGACGAGACGAGCCCATCACCATCGAGCGCCTCGAGCGCGCGCTGGCGCTCGTCTCGTGGATCATCCTTGAAGATGGCCCGGCCTGCACACCATACCTCGAACGGCTGGAGCGCGAGATCGCGGCGCTGCGCGCGCAGGACGATGCCGTTTCCCGCGCGCGTCGCTACCTCGAGTCCCGCGCCATCGGCGCCAGCGAAGAATTCAAGGCAATCGCCTGAATGTGCTGCAGCTTGAGTTGCAGCCCGTAGCCATCGCCATATTTCGGCTTGTCGATCGCGTGACCCATCGTCTCGTCGATCAGCTCCTCCGGCGCGAGGATGCTTTTTAGACGATCCTTGAAGCTGTGCCGCAGCGAATAGATCGAATGATCGTCGCTCGGCAATAGCTTGTGCGCCTTGAAATGCTTCATCAGCGTGGCGGACAGCGTCGAGCCCTTGTCGCGATAGCGTGGGAAGCCTTTCGGATTGCGCTTCATCGCCTCTAACGCCATGCCGACCAGCGGAATGTCACGCTCGGACACTTCGTTCTTCAGAAGCCGGCCTTCGGGTTTGATGCGAATGTGCGGGATTTCGGCATCGAGCACGACGCAACTCTCGTCGAGGTTGACGATCTCGGACGGCCGCGCTCCGGTTTCGATCACGACATAGACAACGTCACGCGCCTCGGCATTGAGTTCATCGAGCGCGCCTGGGGCAAGAATGACCTTGGCGATGTGGTCGACGGCGAACGGCTTGCGCGATTTGTTGCGGCCGCCCTCCAATCGCAGATCCGCGAATATCGCCATGTCGATCTGCAGTTGGTGCACGCGGTTGACGGTGCGGATCATGCCAACGATATGCGTGATGTTCTTGTTCGCAGTGCCGGGATGAATCCCCTCGTCGATGACGCGATCTTCCCAGACCTTGGCGTAACCGAGCATATCGGCGCGCGTGAGTTCGTGCAGCGCCTTATCGGCGTCGAGGTGCTCGATCAGGATGTCGACCGCGCGCTTCTTCGCTGACTTCCACTTGCGCTGCTGATCCGGCGACATTTTCGCCAGGCGCGCGCGCCGCGCATCGGAATACTCCGTGAAGAGCGTCGACAGCTTGAATTCGGGCCGCGGCACCTGTCCCGTTACCGCAAGGCGTATCGCCGGCTGACGCCAGCGATCGTCGTCCATCAGGATTTCGAGGCGATTGAGCACGTCGGTCAGCGGCCGCTTCGCACCTTCGACAGGCTCGACATAGTCCAGATCGAACAACCGGGCCCGCGCAACCGCGTCTTGCCACGCCTGCTTGGCCTCGGTCGCCTGACCGCTGGCCATGCCGCGCCAGAACAGTTCCAGCTTCTCGTTGAGCTTGGCGGCGACCCGGCCGGCTTTCACCCCGGTCCGGTCGTTCGCCACCTTGATCTTCGTGGACAGCTTGACGATGCCGCGGCGGTCGAACTGGGCGTATTCGACGGGCACCCGACGCAC